CAGAGAAATCAGAGAAAGTATTGGTATTCATTCAATAACTCTTGTTATATATTCTTGTAATCAGAGAAATCAGAGAAAGTATTGGTATTCATTCAATAACTCTTGTTATATATTCTTGTAATCAGAGAAAAGTGTTGATTCAATAAACTATAATTATTAATCTTCAATCAGAGAAATCAGAGAAAAGTATTGATTATATGATTTGTAAAACGAAATAAAGATGCTATATATATTATAGTATATCAAATGCAAATATTCGTGAAAACATTGACAGGAAAAACAATTACATTGGAGGTTGAACCATCTGATAGTATTGATAATGTGAAACAGAAGATTCAAGATAAAGAAGGTATTCCTCCGGATCAACAACGTCTCATTTTCGCGGGTAAACAATTAGAGGATGGTCGAACATTGACAGATTATAATATTCAAAAAGAATCTACACTTCATTTGGTTCTATAAGTAAACACCAATATACTTCTACAAAATTGATTTAAAATTTTATTAATTTAAATCAATATAATCTTTGAAAACAAATGACTCTTACTATGTCGCAAAATACGAATATGATTATGAATGATAATCGACGGAATATTATTCCTTATACGGTGAGTGTCGCCATCAAGTTGACATCTCCACCGTATCGTGCATTGTATTACAATTTTAATTCAAGCATCTCAACGAAGAATATGTTTGAATACTTATCTACAAAAATACGTAACGAGTTAGGGTTAATGCCATATCAATATCATATTGTTGTATATGAAGATCCTCAAAATATACCATGCGACAGAAATATTATCGCTCCAATCGCCGAACAATTTAGACTTAATTCTAGAACAAATAATTCAATAGTATTATGTATTAATCTCATTGCACAAGAAGAACAAGAACATCCATCTATTGCTGAATGCCCTGTTTGCTTAGAACAAGAAAATCCTAGCAGACTCTTCGTTCAAAGATATATATGCGGTCATCCAATTTGTAGTGATTGTTTTCGTCGGTGTATACAATCAAACAATCGCGTATGTCCTTTGTGTCGACAAGCAGAATTACAAATATAACACTTTAATTTTCCAAAAGTGGAACTATGTTATCTTCTTCTCTAATGACGATAATTGTTCCTTATTATATACAAAATTACCTGTAGGTTTGTAAGAATTGATAGGTGTAAATTTTTTATTGGATTCTGATTGAGCAGAAGTAGTATTTGTTGATGTGATCGATTTACTAAAAAAACCGGTATCATTTATTGTATCAGAATTCGAAATATCTGTTCGTTCATCATTTTGTTGCTTACCATTTTCATCGACAATAATACCAGTCTTCTTTTTCAGTTCTGCTCTTACATAAGAAGGAACAAAATGATTCCAACATATAAATAATGTATTTGGATGGTAATATTTCACATGAAAACCATTTTCCATTAACTTGTTTAAAAGATATGCTATACAAGCACCTTGATCATATTTTGGAACACCAATAATAACTTCTGGAACAACATACCAACAAAAATGTTCATCTATTTTCTGTCTAGATGTAGTCTTTATTTTTACATGAATACGATTAAGCAACTTATTATATAATTCTAATTTATTCAAATCATATTGTTTTTTCTTTTCGTATAATTCATCTAAATTGAGCTTTTCAGAGAAATCGTTAATATTTTCAAGAGTAAATATGTTTGCCATAATAAATTATAAACAGAAGAGTTTATAATTTACAGGTTTTTACTATATTTCACTTTCTTACCCTCAAAGTTGAAAATATAAGTTATTATATAATAATTTATATAACATCAAATGGTAATATGACAATACAGCATTTAGTTATGTCTGGAGGAGGTCCTTCTGGAATAGCAATGTGTGGTACAATCAATTCTCTCTTAGATTTTAATTATATGAATATAAAGGATTTGAAATCGATACATGCAACTTCAGTCGGAACATTAATATCTTTATTTCTGTGTTTCAATAAATTAGGTATCGATTTTGATTCAATTCGTGATTATATTGTTCATAGACCTTTTCATGAAACATACAAGATCAATGTTCATAATATTTTAAATCTCTATCACAAAAAGGGATTTTATGACGAGAATGTTTCTCTGATTTTTTTTAAACCATTTTTCGAATTATTAGAATTATCAAAAACAATAACAATGTTAGAATTGTACGAGTTAACAGGAATTGAATTATATTTCTATGCATTCAATGTCAATCAAGTAAAATTAGTTCCATTTTCTTTCAAAGAAACACCCGATTTACCAGTTATTTATGCAATATACATGTCTTCCACTGTACCAATTATTTTCAGTCCTTATGTATATATAAATCAATGTTATATTGATGGTGGGTTTTTATGTAATTATCCATTAAATCAATGTATTGAAATGAATAGGGAAAATCATGATAATGATAATGATACGATACTTGGTATATATAACAAATACGATAGCACGAAAAATGGATATATTCAATACAATCAAGATTGTAACATCATCGAATTTATAGCAGTAATATGTTATAATCTTATTACCTACATCAATAGTATATTATTTCCTCAATCTCATTCAAAGAACAACATTGTAGAACTACCGATCTTATTAAATATGTCATTTACATGTATTAAAAAATTATTATTTCACAATGAAGAGAGGCTATTATTATATGAAACCGGGTATAGCCAAGGTAAAAAACATGCCCAACTATAATGCTGTATTCAAGAATTGTGTTAAATTTGCTGATGTAATTTTTGCTTCGTAATTAATAATTTGTCCATTTTTAAGTAACTTAATCGTAGGGAATCCATCCACACTATATGTATCCATTAATTTATCGGTTTCCGCGGTATTTGTTGTGCAATTTACATCTCGAAATAAAACTCGATAGCCATTTATATCTTGATTATTATATTTTTCTTTCACTGCGTCCCATTCGGGTCTTGCCGCCTTACAATGAGGACACCAATCTGCCGAAAAAAGGAATACTTCGGCGTCATTACTATTGCCACCACCGGATGAATTTGCGGCAAATGATGGAACCTGTTCTCTATTTGGTTTATACATTTCTTTTACTTTGGGAGTCAAATACTTAATGTAAATGTAATAAACTATAAAAACAACGACAAGTAACGCGAGCACTAATACTGCTATCATTCCTACATTTTTGAATGAATATCCGTTCGTTACATTTGTAAATTTATCTCTAAAATTATACATATAATTATATATATATAATTTTGTAGTTTTTTTTAACGAAAAAGAGAGAAATAAATTATGATAACGGTAATCCTAAATCGATATTTTTTAATTTTATATTATGTTTTATATAATATGAATAAAAAGACGAAACGTAGAACCAGTCATTCTCGCAATTCTAAAACAATTAAAAATAAAATATATACTGAGAGCGAATATAGCAGTGGTGATGGATTTTTAACAAGTGTTTGGGGACCTGCTATATGGCATTTTTTACATACAATTAGTTTCAATTATCCTGTTGAGCCGACTACAGAAAATAAAAAACATTATCGTGACTTTATTCTTAATCTAAAATATATATTGCCATGTAAACACTGTAGAGACAATTTAGACAAGAATTTTAAAACTAATCCATTAACAATGGCAGAAATGAAAAATAGATACACATTTTCATTGTATATATATAAATTACATGAAGTTATCAATAAAATGTTAAATAAAAAATCGGGGTTATCTTATGAAGATGTCAGAGAAAGATATGAACATTTTAGAGCAAGAGGATGCGATGTGATTAATAAAAAAATAAAAGAAAAGGGATGTTCTACTCCATTATATGGTAAAAAATCAAAATGTATTATAAAAATTGTTCCTCAAGAAACAAAGGCTGAAACATTTCAATTAGACAAAAAGTGTATAAAGCGCCGATTTTTGACAGAATAATCATAATTAAATATTATCTCTATTAATTATGAATCTAATAGATCAAATTGTAAATCGCATAAAAAACGTGCATTTATTTATTAAAGAAAATACGGCGACTGAATTTACTAATATTAATAAATGTATAGATTCTACTAAAATAACTCTTTTACCATATCATTTTTTAAATACATTAGATAAAAAATACATTCTTAATAGATTTATCATAGAAGTTATTATATATCATGTTTTATTGTTTATAATCACGATTTATCTACTTCATTTAGTTGTTAAACCAATTTTTAATAATAACAAATTAAAGGATGTGACAGATATTTTTTTAATTTCGCTTGTTCCTAGCATATACTCTTATATGAATGGGAATACTTTATGGAATGGTTATATTATAGCAAATATAATTTCTTCGATTACTGGTTATCTTGTCATTACATATATGGGTAAATATTTACGTTATATATTTCTCCAAATGACAATCATCATCATTTCTTTTGTTTTTATGATATTATTTAACTCAATAGATGTTACAGCAATAACATATGGATTGTCCGCTCATAATTTAGTAAACAAAATCGGTACTGATTATATATATAAATGGTTACTTTACGTGATTGCATCATTTATAATATTACAAGTTGTATTGTATACAAATGATACCATTATAGCATATTATAATTTTCAATATAAAGCACACAAGGATCAACTATTAAATTTATGAACCATATGTAGAATATGGACTTAATATAGCACTAGGTAAATCTTCATTGGTCGAACTATAGTTTGGAACCTTTTTACATTCAAACTCTGATTTAGGACATCTTCCACATGGAGGACAGGGTGCACAAGTATCTGTTTTTGATCTAACCGCAGCTAGTGGAGCTGGACATGATGCTGGACATACTGGTGGAATTACTTCAGTTTTAAGTATATATAGATCTTCTTGTCCAGGTGGTATTTGATTAGCAGGTATTCCAGGCGGTAGTACATTTGAATAATCATATTTATTCTGTTGTTGTGGTTGTTGTTGTTGTTGAGATAAAGGATAAGAATAAGGTGCTTGATAGGTTGATTGAACATTTGCATATGTTGAATAACCAGGATATCCTTGATTTTGTTGCGATTGTTGTGATTGTTGAGATGATGTGTTTTGTATAAAATAACTTGTTCCACCACTAGAATCTATGAGTTGTATCAAATAATTGCCATTAGGACCTTTAGTTATTTTTGCTGTGCCTCCAAATGGTCCATAGAATATAGTATTTTGTGTAATTACAGAAGAAGGTTTATTGTTAGTGTTTGAATTTGATGTCGGTTTTGAACCCGTCGCAACATTTTCTTGATTGGAATCATCCAACGAATAAGAATATTTGGTTACATTACCAGCCAAATCTAATACAATAATTTCATGTTTTCCATTTAAAGTAAAAATTTCAGCAGTGTTACCATTTGGTCCAGTAAACTTTCTCTCTATAATTTCTTCGCCATCAATATATAATTTATTTGTCTCTTCTGTAACACCACTACTTGAATTATTAGACGTAAACCCTTCTCTATAAACTCCTAAACTTACAAGCAATACAAAACATAACAATATTATAATAAAGATATTTAATGGTTTTTTTATAAAATCACTGAAATAGGTCATATATTTATATTATGATAATATTATTGTTATTTAATTAATATAAATAATTGGATGTATATTAAACATACATTATCATGACAACATTAAAGCAAAATTACATGGAAGAATCACAACAGATCGAAATAGGTATTGATGAAGTAGGACGGGGTCCTTTATTTGGTAGAGTCTATGTGGCGGCAGTGATTCTACCTAAAAATAGTGCAGATTTTCAATACCATCTGTTAAAGGATAGTAAACGATTTCATTCCAAGAAAAAGATCAATATGGTCTCTGATTATATCAAATCCAATTCTCTCTTTTGGTCTATTCAATATGAAACAGAAGAGATGATTGATCAAGTTAACATTTTACAAGCAACACAACAAGCAATGCATAAATGTGTTCGTGATATTCTTGTTAGATCTCAAATGAATATAGAAGATATTATGCTATTGGTAGATGGGAATTACTTTAATAGTTTGAATATATATAATAAAGAGAGACAGCGATTCGAATGTGTTTCTCATGTATGTATTGAAGGTGGAGATAATAAATATTGCTCCATTGCGGCAGCATCAATTCTTGCTAAAGTTGCGAGGGACGAATACATACACGATTTGTGTGTCGAAAACCCCGACTTGATTGAAAAATATTCTATTGATAGTAATAAAGGATACGGAGCACAAAAACATATTCAAGGAATTAGAAATCATGGTATTACAATTTGGCATAGAAAGAGTTTTGGAGTTTGTAAAGAATATAATAAAATTGATTAAATATTAGTTAATATACTTACTTATATTAACTAAGATGAACACGAACATGAATGATTCTCAATTGCCTCGATATATAATGGTTTTCGACTTCGAAACAACTGGATTGCCTAAAAAGGCATGGACGAATTATTCGTTGAATCCGACAACAGATGTGAGAACTGGACATTCTATACCCGCATCAAATGAATCAGATTATCCTCATTCTGTTCAATTGTCTTATATTTTATATGATATAGAAAATGAAACTGCCAAGATCTTTGATGAAATCGTGAAATTAACAAATGGAGTTAATATTACAGCAGAAAGTCAAGCAATACATAATATTTCATTAGAGAGAACACAAGGGAAAACTCGACGAGTGAAGAATCGCCAAACTGGACGTTACCGTCTTCAGTATAATTTGACGATTGAAGAAATTCTCCGCAAATTTATGCCGGATTTTCTCAAAGCAGATATTATCGTGTCTCATAATATTCAATTTGACAGAAATATGTTGCTCGTTGAGATGGATCGTATTCGACGATATAAGCCTGTATTCGATACCTATATACAAGAGGTATATACAAGCAAGAAGATGTATTGTACTGCTAAAAATGGAGCATATGTGTGTAAGATTTCTGCTTTAAATCGTTTTGGAAAAGAATATTATCGAATGCCCAAATTGATTGTTCTATATTCAACACTATTTGACCACAAATTGAATGATGCAAAATTACATAATGCTCTATATGATGTTGTCATCTGTCTGCGATGCTTCTGTCAAATGCAGTTTGGCGTTGATATTTATGGACGCAACTCGAAGATTACTGCTTTACTCGATGATCTTACTGCTATTTAATAATTATTGGTTACCCACACAATATGATAATAAATTTGCTTTTATAAGTGATAAATATTTATAATGGGTCAAATTACCAGGTTCAATTGCCATATTCTGTCCCCATTCATTCCAAGAATTGATTAATAATATATTATTTTTATTTTCATCGATTGTTTCGCTGTTACTATAATTTTTTAATACTTTATTTATAAAAGTATTTTGATTGTAAATATCATTATTAAAAATTTTATTAACTAATTGTAGTTTATTTGGTATATAAAGACGAGCACTATTATCAAAGTCAAAAAATATACAATTGCTTTGATCATCTAATTTTTGATTGATATATTTACTGTAATCTAACTCAGGTGTAGTTTTATAGTTTGGATGAAAACCATAATTATTGAAATTCTCGTTCTTTTTTGTCATGTTATTTAAATATAACACAACTCCATTGAACCCATTATCTATACATTTTTTATTTAAAAGAACTTCAAATAATTGTAAATCATTCTCTGGTATTAAATATGGATGATGAATATAAAAAACAGGCTTATTATTAATTTTATAATAATTTTCGTGTTTAAAATAATCAATTAAATTATTTATATTTTTATTAAAATTATCCACATCATATATATTTGTAATATTATTTACAATATTTTCATTATTTGACCAGTCTTCATTGTCCCATATAAAAAATATTTTAAATCCATCTATTTTATTTTTAAAAAATAAATTATAACTATTCTCCATTAATGTATTACGATTTGTAATCGAATTTTGTGAAAACCAATAATAATATACAGCAAAACCATATATACAATAATTTTTAGCAATACTTATTTGTCTGTTAATAATATCTTCATTTGTTAACATATAATCTAAAATATTGTTTAGATTCAACTCTGTAATTGATGGTGAATCTAATTTATTTTTTAATCCACTATTGAGTGCATCTAAGTTTGTTATATCAGTCATACCATAATAAAAAATATTATTATTTTCTTCTATGGAATGAAACTGGGGAAAATATATGGCAAATGGTTTAATTTTTTTATGTATATTTGATGACATATTTTCTTCATACGAGTCATTAAATATAAAATTATAAAATTCATTGTATTTTATAGTAGTATCATTACATGATAAAGTATACTTACCATTATTTTCAATAATATAATCTAACCATTTCTCAAAATTCTTGAATAATTTATAATAATTCGTATATTCGGCTTCATTATCTATTACCTTTATATGATGTTTATTTTCTACAGATAATCTTTCTTTAAAACATCCAATATTATTATATAAAATAGGTAATCCAGAATTAATACTTTTTGATAAAGCATAAGAATATGTTTCTCCATACATATTTAAATGTAATAAACCATGCAAATTATATCGTAACATTTGAATATTCCAATTATCTTCATTATAATTTATGTCAGTAAAAATGTTAATTTTATATCCTTTATAAAATTTATACTTACTTTTTAATAATAATACGTTATTTGATCCTTTATATTCTGATAAAGATTGAAAATGTGCAATATTTATAATCTTATTATGTATTATTGGTATATTTTTTGTGTCATTTTTAATTACTATATCATTATGATTATACACAATACAGTTATTTATAGAAAAATATTTGCTATATTGATTGAGGGTAAAATTAGATGGGTGTATAACTAGTTCTGCGCTATTTAGTAAACGAATGATACTTTCATCTATATTTATATTATCACGTAAATAAATATTTTCATAATATTTATCTGGATTACGTTGATCATACTTTAAATTTGTAAACCAACAAAAATCATGTATTGATATAATTAGTTTAAAATTATATTTATTTTTAAGATTTAATATATCATTCGGTAAGATATTTGTAAGTATAATATGTTGTAAAAATATTATATCAACAGGTTTAAAAACAAAATTATACAAATCTTCTTTATCTTTTATAGTTATAAATTTTACATCTATATAATGATTTTTTATATCATCTAAATATTTTTTACTTCCACCACCAACTATATTACTTATTATGTAAACTTTTTTGGATAACGTTTGATTAGATCTTACTCTCGGTATTAAATTTTGTTTATATTTATGTATATTTTTACTATTTGTTATATTTTGTTGTTGTATTTGAAGTTGTTGTATTTGATTTTGTCGTTGTAATTGAAGTTGACGTAATTGATTTTGTTGTTGTATTTGATTTTTACGATGTAATTGAAGTTGACGTATAAGTATATAATTTTTGTTATTTTGAAGTTGAATTGGTTTTAAAATTTGGCGATTTTGTGAACGTAAAAATATATTATTGTTGCCACCGTTTGGAATATTTTTTTTATTAAATAAATAATTGTAATTATAATTCATATATTATAATTACAAATATTTATTTATTGAAGATTTTACTAAAGTCTTCAATAAATAAGTTTCATTTTGTCTATAATATATTTTAAATGTCAATTAAGCAGAACATGATTCGCAACCAATATCTTCTTTTTGTGTGACAATTACCGTTTTTGTCGGTTCTATTGTAAACTGTTGTGCTTGATGCTTCGCTTTTCTACGCAAATAATATATTCCCGTTTTCAAACCTTTTGTCCATGAATAGAAATGCATAGAAGTTAATGTATTATAATTTGGATCTTCTAACCATAAATTCAAACTTTGACTTTGACAAACAAATGCACCTCTATCAGCCGACATATCGATAATATGTTTCATTGGTATTTCCCATACAATTTTATACTTATCGCGCATATGTTGAGGTAATACAGTCAATTGTTGAACACTCCCTTTGTTCGCAATAATATTATTCTTGATTTCTTCATTCCATAATCCCATATCGATTAATTCTCTCATCAAATATTTATTCGGTAATATAAACTCTCCTGCCATTGTTCGTCGACTATAAATATTGCTGGTAAATGGTTCAAAGCACTCATTATATCCAAGAATTTGTGATGTACTTGCCGTAGGCATTGGTGCAACCAAAAGAGAATTACGAATTCCATTAACTTGTATACGTTTTTTTAGTGAATTCCAATCATATCTGTCGGAAGGAGTTACATTCCACATATCAAATTGTAAGATGCCTTTCGATGCGGGTGATCCTTCAAATGAACTATACGCGCCAGCACATGTATCATCTAAATTCAGTTCTGCTAAAATAGAGTTTTCAATAGAAGGGTCTAATTTTAAATCTAAATGATATATGTATTTTGAAACAAGTGTATCTGGTTTATCATTAGATATGACTGCCTCAATCACTGGATTTTCATGAATGATTTCATTCAATTGATTCATATACTCTTTTCTCTCAAGAGAGAGATCACAACTCATTTCTAATGCACCATGATAAATCGTCTCAAATATATTTTTATTTACTTCTTTCGCATTATCACTATGAAACGCAATATCCATTAACACAAATGTATCTGCCAACCCTTGAACTCCAATACCAATAGGTCGATGTAATAAATTGCTACGTCGTGTTTTATCTGTTGGGTAGTAATTAATATCAATAATTTTGTTCAAGTTACGAGTAATGACTCCAACGACATGATGTAGTTGGTCGTAATCAAATGTTTTATCTTTTTTGACAAATGCCGGCAGAGCAACACTTGCCAAATTACACACTGCTGTCTCTTCTTCATTTGAATATTCCATGATTTCTGTACACAAGTTACTGCTTTTAATTGTCCCCAAATTCTTCTGGTTAGATTTATTATTTGCAGCATCTTTATACAGAAGATAAGGTGTACCTGTTTCCATTTGCGAATCTAGTATTTTATACCATAAATCACGCGCCTTTACTTGTTTGCGAATAGCATTTGGTGCGCTTTCATATTGTTCATATAACTGCTTAAACTCCTCACCATATACATCAGATAATCCAGGACATTCATTTGGACAAAAGTATGACCATAATTCGTCAGTTTTAACACGTTCCATGAATAGATCAGGAATCCATAATGCGTAAAATAAGTCACGTGCTCTCATATCTTCGTCACCATGATTTCTCTTTAATTCTAAGAAGTCTTCAATATCAGGATGCCATGGTTCTAAATAAATAGCAAATGAACCATTCCTCTTTCCAGACTGATTGATAAATCTTGCTGTATCATTAAATACTTTTAACATTGGAACAACACCAGTAGATGTTCCATTTGTTCCTCGAATGAGAGAATGATTTGCGCGAATATTATGAATATGTAATCCGATTCCTCCTGCATATTTCGATATTTTTGCACAATCCTGAAGAGTATTAAAGATCCCTTCTAGACTGTCTTCTTCCATTGCAAGTAAATAGCAAGATGATAATTGTGGTCGTTTTGTTCCTGCGTTAAATAGTGTAGGCGTTGCATGTGTAAAATATTTCTGTGACATAAGATCGTATGTTTCCCTGATAGCAGAAATATTATTACCATGAATTCCAATAGAAACACGTAACCACATATGTTGTGGTCTTTCTACAATTGTTCCGTTAATTTTAAATAAATAAGAACGTTCAAGTGTCTTCAATCCAAAATAATCAAATAGGTTATCACGGTCATGAACAATTATTTGATTAAATAACTCTTTATTTGTATTCACCATATTGTATAATTCTTCAGAAACCAATGGATTATGAACATTTGTAGAATCGGTAAACAGCCACAATTGTTCAATTACTTCAGAGAATAGAGTAATTGTATTTTTGTGATGATTACTCACGAATATACGCGCGGCTAATATTGCATAATCAGGATGCTGTGTAGATAGCGCAGCACATTGTTCACAAGTTAATTCGTCAATTTTGGAAGTAGATATACCATCATACAATTGGTCAATTACCTTTATTGTTAAAGAAGAATAATTAAGTTGTATATTAGCATCGGTCCCTTGTTTCTTAATACGGTTTAAAATTTTATCGAATTTGATAGGTTCTGTTAAACCATTTCTTTTTGTAACACGCATTTCTCTTTCCATAATTCTTATTTTATTAATTATGTAATTTTTAACTCATTTGGTATATGAATAATATTGAATATATATATATATGTTAAAAAATTACTATGGATTCATATTCTTAACAATATTGTTACTGATTATTATGTTTTATCCTTTAGTTATGTCTCATATTAGGAGCCGATGCGCATGTAACAATGCGAAAGTAGAACCATTCGAAACATTAAAAGGTGGAAATTATCCAAAAAGTGATGAAACATCAATACTAAACTCTTATCCGTCCACTGGATATAAGGTTGTAGATAGCGACAATTATTCAAGTAATTGGCGATATTATCCAGTATTTAGTTTAGGTTCTTATCAGCAGATTACGAATAACTTACGATATTACAAAAATCCAGATAATGGGCTATGTTCTCCCGCCGAATTTTGCGGCGATTTTTATCATGATAAAAATATATATCCCAAGTCAAATATTACTTTGCCTTTACCACCAGTATCGAATGATAGTGGAATACGGGTGAATTATTATCGAACAAAAGAAGATCTCTTCTTAAGCGATCAACCTGGACAAATGGTAGAACTTCCTGCCTTTTAAGGCACTGTGCTTTAAGTTATTCTATAATATAATATAAATTACACAAATCAATATACTATTTTTTCCATACTTCAAAAAAATTAGATTGACAGGGTCCCCAACCTCCACTTTTTACATAATTTCTATAAAACCCATTTTTTGTTAATACATTATCAACGTATTGTTTGTGAGTTATATCCCAATAATCATTTTCCATAATTATCAAATGAATATTATTTAATATTTCTGGAATATCCATTAAAATATAATAAAAGGCACCCTCACAATCCAACACTAATGTATCGAACTGAATATTATATTTTGACTTTAATTCGGTCAGTGTAATTGTATTTACCCATTTATAACCGTCTAATAATATATCACTTGGTATGGTATCCCATCCTCGTTGAATTAATTTTTTATTTGATAATGCTGATGATTCGATATGAAAATGAAAATTATTTAGATCTCTATTTTCTGTCAATTGAATTGCTGTATTATTATCACATTCTAACGATACAAAATTTTGTTGTTCCACAATAGAAGCAATAATTAACGAATTTCTTCCTATGTTTCCACCTATTTCCAACACTTTTTCATTACCAGTTAAATATGTAACTGTCATAATTTGCTCTGGAAATTCATCATTTAAACTACCATGTTTTATATTTAATTTAGAATGTATATTTGACAATTTATTATTAATATAAGTATCACTTGTAAGAGATATTGTATTATTTGTTATATTTATTTGAATTGTATAATCTTGGGAATAATTATGTAATATTCCATCATCGAAACTAATTAATATTATTTTTAATGTTCCAAATAATGGATCTGTAAAGATATTTGCTCTGTTAGAATCACCTGATGGAATTGTAATAATATCATTCTTTTTTAATTTTAATAAACAAATATTAGTAACGTCAATATTATGGTGAATTGTTCCATATTTAATTAGCATATATGAATATATAATATAATAATATAATAAATTTATATATAAAAGTAATTAAAAAAATTGAATTGTTTTTAGATAAAACAATTCAATCAACTTATAATCAAACAAAATGCAAAATCAAAATGAGACAAACGAAACAATTATTAGTGAAATCTTCCAGGTTCAATTTAAAACATATACGCAACAGCAACCTCCTGAAATCAACCTGAGTCAAAGGTTGCTGTTACTGTGTACAACAGAGGCGGAGCCTCCCACTTCGGGAAGTGGAAAGGTCGAACTAAAGGACGCCGAAAAGGTCAATCCAAAGGATGTCGAAAAGATCGAACCAAAAAACATAGCAAAAAAACACCTTGCTTTACTATGGGAAGTAGAAACAGAAGAAAATAATATTCAAAATAATCTACAAATACAAATACGCACAATAATATCAGAGAAAATATTCAAAATAGAAAACAACTTTTGCGAGGAGAACTAGAAAAAGTATTGAATTGAATGGATACATTGAAACAAAATAAACCATTGAAATGAATAATTTAATGTATTTTTTATTTTTGGATATAAGTTAATTAAAAACTTTAATTAACTTACCTAATTTAATGGAATATTCTATAAATTTAATATTGGCTTTTTCATATGGTATTATATTTAAAATATACGATGATATTATAGATAATAAATTTAATGTTAATATTTGTTATTTAACTTTTTTAAAATATTTTGTGATAACATTATTTTCTATTTTATTTTATAATGATATAATATTTTCTATTTTATGGTTTGTTATGGCATTTTCATCTTTTTTAATGGATAAATATTATACTAATAATCTTACTGATAGTAAAAATACTTTAGAACAGAAAGATTTTGCTTGTATGAATGAGGATACTTGGTTTTATTCCATGATTCTTTCTGGTATTTTTATTTTATTTCATTTATTCATTTATTTAAAAAATAATAAATTAAATGAAATAAATTTATGTGATTATAAGAATATTACATTATACATAAATATATTTATAAATATTATTATTGTATTAAGTGATATTTATTTTACACCAGAACACTCTAGTGATAAAAAATTATATGCAAGAATATTTGTTCTTATTTTATTATGTGTATTTTTTTATTATATGACATTTTATTCAATGTATATTTATGAAGGTAATTATAGTATTTTATTAATGAATATTGGATTTTTAATTGGATCCATATGTTTTTTAACATTGAATAAATTTAAAATGTTTGATAAATTTAAAATAAAACTACCCCATTAATATTAGATAAATCAGGATTATATTCATACACGTTATATAACGCAATTATATAAAATAATAAAAATATTATAAATAATAAAAATATATAATTTTTAAGTATATTATAATAATTGTATAAAATATATTGAGATATTACCATACAACCTCCTCCCACAATAAATGTATCATATAATAAAACTAATAAATGTTTAACGCCTTTGTCAAAAGATACCAAATAATTCATATCCCAATACATAAATAATACACTAAAAAAAATAAACCCTTCTAGTAATGATTTTTTAGGAATAATAATATAATAATATGTAAATAATAAAGTAAAATAAGAAAATATAGTAAATATAAAAATCCATTTTAAAGTGAATTTATTATTTATAGTTTTAAAATAATTAATTTTATAACCTTGAATATCTGAAATCATATTTGAATAAGGAATTATTTCTGTAATACATAAAAATAATTGTAAAATCATAAAAATCATTACAAAAACAATAAAATTTTTATAATCTATCTTCATAATATATTTATCATCATATTATATTTTTTCTACATCATTTATATCAAATTTATGAAATGGTAAATGGTCAAATATATAATCTAATTTCATTTCACTTAAGATTTCTCCTTTTAATTCTGTTAATTTGTTATAAATGATATCAAATAGACCAGTTTCATTAAACAATGTTAATATCTGTATTTTCCCTTTTGTTGTTTTGTTTTTCATCATTTCGATCACGTTTGTCTCATTCATCGTTTTAAAATAAGTAATTAAATAACTGATCTTTTCTTCATCAAAATCTTGACAAAATCCTTTTTTTCCCCAATATTCTGGATCTGTTAGATTGATATAATCATCTCGTATTTGATAAAATATAGATAATTTAATTAACAATGTTTTTACAAGTTCGTGTTTTTGTTTTAAAATTACATTTTTACTTTTATCAATTAACAATTCGAATTGTATAATAAAAGCATACCCTGTTTTATATACCATCATCGTTGTATAATCTTCTAATGATGGAATAAATTTATTTTGTGTATAATAAATATCCATCCCTTGTCCTATATGAATATACTTCAAATACTCTATTATTTTGCTAACAGTTTCTTTCTTAAAAGCAGTATGTATTATATGTAACGTTTTAAAAATTTCCAAATAACCGGCGTTGATTGATAATGGAATACCGTATTTAATATGAGCACATTGTTCATTTCGTCTTAACGTACTATCATCTTGTATATCATCTATTACGAGAGAAGCATTATGAATATTATGTATTAATGAATTTATTAAATTAGTATCTTCTGTATTTACCTGTAATAATTTACCAATAATTTCTCCTAATATTCTTCGAATGTCTTTTCCTTTTTGTTGTTTATAATATGTAACTGGTTCCAATAGGACTGATTCCATTATTTATAATTAATATATTATAAATAATAAATATACGCTTTCTGTGTAACAGTAATGTAAATATAATATTTAAAAACAATATAAATGATTTTTCTCTTTATATTGTTTGTTGTATTTTCGGTACCCGTTTAGTCGGCGCTCGATGTTCATATCCAGTTATTCTCTCTTTCTCGATGATCTTCCAAAAGTCGCTCATTATTGGAACAATGTCAGTAAACCATTTTTTATTGCGTGTAACAAGGACACAACTCAGTTCATCTAGTTTCCAATAAATATGTCTTATCCAAGTCAAATCAGTGCGTGTATCTAACATTTCTTCGATCAACTTCTCTGACCACGATTCATATTCAGAATAAGACATTTCTAGTGGCGTATATATATATAAGGGTATTCCAGTCATATTATTGGAAAAGTAAAGTATAACTCCTTTTCTCTCTCCATTTCTAGAAGTAAAGAGAGAACTATCGCTATCTGTTAAAAATGTCAACTCATTCTCATATTCTACAAACCTTGTCTCTAAAAAATCACATTCGTCCAAATCACATGTTTCCATTTGTAGTTGCATTTGAATCCAATACTCTTTCTTTGGAATACCAGTTATCTCTCTATTGACAATATTTTTGATTTCTAACATACGTCCATATCTATTATTTGTTGGATCAATAATAATACCATCTGGCGATGCTCCAATAAATGAATACTTATTGTGCTGAATACAACCGAACTCTCCCACTTTGGTTTTATACATTTGTTCATAAAATAGAAGAGATAATGGTTCATATTTCTGTCCCCAATGAAGAGTTGTTTCTGTATTTACATAACAGATCTTATCATTATCTTCTTTTAAGGTCAATGAAAGATTACTATTACATTTCTCATAAATGAGAGAGTTTTGTTGTGCATTGCTTTCGAATATTTTATATGCATTACTTGCTGTGATTAGATTATTTCGAAAAGCATACCATTCATCAGTTCTCTGATTCGGTTGTGGCATTGATGACAAATATGCTATTTTTTTGGCAATTACGCTTTTTTCGATAGAATATGATAGTATAATACTGTCAGAATAAGAACGACGTGTATATATGCCGTCATAGAACATAGGTATAACTATATCAATGAATTCATAGATAGTTTCTATCTCATCTTCTGTGTCCACTTCCCCAATTTGAACTTTAAAAAAGTTGATATCTTCATTCAGAGAAAGCTGAATCAATTCGATTACAGATTCAATCATGTCATCTTCAAAAGAAGGATCGCTAATGAGCGTTGGATGTAATTCGATATAATCATAAAATAATTGTAATAACATAGAACATACTTCTTCTTCATTCAAAGTAGTCATGTTATTCTTATTATAATACATTATTAATTTTTATATGATATATATTATTGTTTAAAGAATAATATACATCTACGATGGTTTTACATAAGTAGATTATGATGTCGAAGATACACAAGTCTGTACAGAAGATGTCGATACAAGTTCGACAATTTTATGTTTCAATGTTCCACGTATCTTGGGAGGAGGTAGATTTTTAAGAGTATGTATTCGTGCTTTATCAATATTTTTGAGACTAAATGTTTGTGTCGGTTTATCATAGAGTAAAGGAGGTATATCTTTTACTTCTTTCGACTGTTTATCATATACAACATCTTTAATACGCATCAATTGCTTATTTTGAATACAGTCTTTGAAAAATGTTTTTAAAATTTCGTTTTCTGTTGGTGTTAGTTTGTTGTGTTCAACATAAATTTCTGTATAATTTAATAATTTTCTCAGTTTACTGGAATTGTCCATTTTATTCCAGTTATCATATTGATTGTGTAATTTGTGATCTTCAAGAAATTTATCGAGAACATTTAAATCACTGATAATTTCAGTCTTGTGATCGCAAATGATGTTTCCACCAGTTAGCATTGATTTGTATTGTATGTTTTTCAACTCAATACACTCGTCAGTTTTAAAATTCATCTTACTTATTATATAACTATAATTTTAACTTGATTTCTTTAAATATATAATTATAATATTATGGATGATGCGACAAAAGTAATTGATATTATAGGAACTGGACAACGATACCAAATGAAAAATGCAATGAAGGTTCCAAAACAAATTATTGCACTCAAAACTGTTGAAAAAATACGTGATGAACCAGCTTTCTCTCTTTCTCTCTTTTTGGATAATAATCAAAAGGATCATTTGATTCACATTATGAATAAGACAATTCCGCCTACAGCAGTATCACTGTTCATTGAAAAACAATTGAAAAAGAAAATTGCATCTTATAAACAACAAGATATCATTAAAAAACGACTTGATCATGTTACATTTGTCACATTAGAAGAAGTTGTTGATATGATGAATCAAACAGAATTACATTGTCATTATTGCTCTGAACAAATGTATATACTATATGAGTTTGCTAGAGAGAAAAAACAATGGACTTTAGACCGAATAGATAATCAGTTAGGACATATATCGACGAATATCGTTCTCTCTTGTTTAGAATGTAATTTAAAACGAAGGCGAATAAGAAAGGATGCTTTTCTATTTACTAAAAATATGAAAATTGTTCGTATTAATATCGATAATGATTAATTCTGTAATTTTTATAATAATTTTTACTTTCATTAATGAAAAGAGAAATTAGTTCTTTTATTGAGAGAACAAATATTAATAATATCAATATCGAAAGTAAAATCCCAAAAAATATTATTCAAACTTATAAAAATAATCATATTCACGAATTTATTTATAGCAGTATTATGGATATGTTAAAAATTAACGATGATTATAACTATATTTTTATAACAGATGATATTGGCATCGATTTAATAAATAAATATTTTGACGAAAATATACTTAATGCTTTCAATAAATTAAACGTTGGAGCAGCAAAAGGTGATTTTTTAAGATATATTGCAATGTATGTTTACGGTGGAGTATATTTAGATTTAGACAGTAATATTAGTATTTCATTAAATTCATTTATTGATCCAAATTTAGAACACTTATTTTTCTTAGATGGAGATTGTAATATACAACAATGGTGTTTTATGACCGCAGCTAACAATCCTATCATATTAAGAGTCATTCAAGAAATGGTAAAACGTATTCATGCCAAAGAACAAAATATTTTTATTGCAACTGGACCGACTTTATTTACTGATGTTATTTATAATGTAGTTAATAATTCTTCTTATTATAATGTTACGCAATTATTTTCACATAATGACAAATACACATCTTTTATTGATAATAATAAATATGGTAATGGACTTATTTTATACGAATACACGAAAAATCTCGATTTTTTTAACAAGTTTCAATTTAGAATGAAAAATTATACAGAAGATATGTTATATAATAATGACAAATATATTGTTACCTTCAATGAAGAAACTCCTCTACTTTATAAATAAAATAATAAAATAATAAAATAATAACTGAAAATTATATTTACTCGTGATTTCTATATTTATTAAATATTATTATAAATTAAATTAATGCAAGAATTAGTTTGGAGTTATGGAGATAAACCACAACGATCACTACGACGGCGTTCAGTAGGACAATCGCAAATTATCAAAGATAATAGTATTAGTGTAGAAGAACGTAAAACCTCTAATCATGTTACAGCAAATCGTTGTTTACTAGAAAATGAAGATCAACTCTCTTTAAAGCATATTGAGGATGAATGGACGAAATCGAATAAGAGAGAAGAATCATATAATAAAATGTCTGAAAGAGAGATGATCGGACAAAGAGGATATAATCCATTCAATCCAACTAACAATTATTTTGACAATTTACTAGAACATGAGAAATACGTAAAAAATAATTAAATCAAATAAGTATATAAAAGAAATATATATCTTTCATTATATCTATGTCATCAGTCACATATAGCACTCAAAATGACCTATTAATGAACACACTTATGGAATTTTATAAACAAGATGATAATTTAAAACGGATTCTAAAAATTATTACAGGAGAGACCAAAATTTCACTTCGCATTGTGGATTGGTTTGCCACTAATTATGCAAAGAAAAATTTTACTCTATATAATATTCTCGATAAAAATGGTAAGGACAGGCGATTCAAAGTATATGTCGATTATAAGTTGAAATTGAAGGCATATAGTAAGAAGAATTTTGATCCATTTTGTCGTTGGGAACGAATTAGTATTCCATATGAAAATGGCACACATATCGAAACAACTATTGGACAACTTAACTTCTTTAAATGGACTTTGGAAAACAATATTATTCAGTTCATTGAAGATAATTATGAAGAAATCGAAAATGACATGAATAAGCGAAATAGTACGAGTAAGAGAAAAGATGTAAATTCTAATACGAATAGTAATAAATCAGAGAAATCAGACACTTCTGCGAAGACTAGAAAAAAGAGAGAAGAATTATCTATTTCGGCAACAAAAAGTATTAAAAAAGAAGAAGTCGAAATAATTGTGCGGTTCAATTAACTCAACTGTTTTCACTTTTGTAAAAAAAATGGAAACAGTTTAAATATTAGATAACTTATTTAAATAAATGGGTAATTCATTATCTTCTATAAAAAAAGTGAATTTTGAAGATGTTCAGCTTATTTGTCGACAAGCGTATCCAGGATCAATCATGATTAATACATTGGGAATAAATGAACAAAAGTGTCTGATTTATGGTACTATTTTAGCACAAGATGAAGAAAACATGATTAATCAATATATCACTTCGAAACAATTTCATACATATATTATTATTTATGGAAAAAACTGTAATGATGATGATAAAATATTTAAAAAATATAAACAACTTACAAATCTAGGTTTCAAAAATATCTATATCTATTTAGGTGGTCTTTTTGAATGGTTACTACTACAAGACATATACGGAGACGGCGAATTCTCTACGACATGTAAAGAACCTGATATATTAAAATATAAAACAACTTCTATATTATCCCATAATAATAGGTTACTTACTTTTCAATAATTGGGTTTTATATATATTCGCAAATTTCAATGATCCATTTATCCATTTCCTTGTAAACTCGAAATGGTTTTCCACAACCATAAATATCCCCATTACAAATAAGTATTTCACATTTTTCTTTAGATAAATGAGGATCCATCTGTTGAAATGTATTCTTATGAATACCATGACGAAATATACCACAATTTAGCTTCTCAACCATTATGATTTCATTACAATGAGGACATGAAATCATAAAATCTATCTGTTCATCACACATATAATTTCTAAATATATAAATTCATAATTAATTTATTTAACTAAAATGTTACTTACGTAAAAACATACGAGTGCCGGAACAAGATCCTTAATCTTTTCTTCAGTCGTTAGATGGTTATAATCAACAAGTTGAACCAATCTTCTATTTTCAAGGCGCAAAGTTCGCTTTTCAACATTGAATAAATCGTCGAATTCAACCTTTACAAGATCTTTCTTTCCAAAAGAAGTTGTATCTATTTCTTGGTTCACTCGATTGATGATTGGTATGGCGTCGTCGATTTCATCTGTTATATCAGGATACAATCCTTTTTCTTTCTTTGGATTGAAGACATACTTTTCACCAGTATGTTGAACCCCATAAAGTAAAGCAAGTGCCCAAGCATCGTGCATTCCTACACACCTGGTTTCTAATGACTCGTCTTTCAGTTTGTTATAAATAAACCACTCAAAGTAGTCATCAGTCAAATCGCCACGAAATATAACATCATTTGTTGAAACAAATGAGTTATGATATAACCAAATTCGCAGTATCAATTTATGATACTCAACCATTTCTTCTTTACACGATGATGTATAACCAAATTCATTGAAACTTTGAATAAATTTTACACATTCTACCGAAATAAGATCCAATGTTGTTCCTGGTAGAGCGAGTTTATAATCAACCGCGATTCCTAGATCACGTAAAGATATTTGAGAATATTCATCTGAATTATATAACGAGTCTTGAATATGCGCCAACAATTTCAAACGAAAAATAACATCATTCCGTTCATCGTCAATTCCAATTTCAATGTCATTATTTAAAATATGATCTAATTTGACAACCGCGTCAAAAAAAGTATGGTTTACTTTATTCAAGTAACCATTAATTTCTGTCACCATATTTGATGTGCTGTATTCCGTCATTATTATACATTATTAATGTATCGTCTTTAAATGATTTAACAACTGATATATTGGTCACGACCTCGTCGCCTGTGACGATCTCCTATAATATCATGTATTAATTGCGCATTAATTGATGGTATACCCATTTTATGTATATTTACATTTCCATCCAAAATATGTATATTTGTTCGACTTTTGTCCAATGAAACAATCATATCATCATGATATTTCGCACACTGAGTTAAATATTCTAATGATATTGATGATTCGCCTTGTCTGGAACGAAGTTGAATACGCTCATGACATATCTCTGGATCTGCACGTATATAAATAATATGTTGAACTGGGTAATCTTTGGCGAACTCGTCGAATATTTGACAATATATTTGATAATTTACATCTTCAATATTTCCCATATCGTATAACATCTTTGCGAAAACTAACTTGTCTGTATGAAGACACCGTTCAGTGATAATTGTTGCATAAGGATTTGTCTTGACTATCTCTCTCAAAAGAGATAAACGACTAATAAATGCCATAATCTGGAATGAAAACGCATATCGAGGTTGATCTGCATAAAATTTTTCTAGCATTGTTTCACCTGTTTCTTTTTCTCTGATTTTTTCCCATTCATCAACTGGTTCTCTCAAGAAGATGACTTCTGAATCTTTATAGTATTCTTTCAAATAAGAGAGAAAGGTGGATTTTCCCGAACCAATATTTCCTTCAATGCTGATGATTTGTGTCATTTTAATTGTTGTTCTTGAATAAACTATTTTAAATACTTGAATCCTTTTCAATTTTTTATATTCTTTTTTATTAATAAATTAACATACTATTTTTCATCAAAAATTATGTTAACATACGTATACGTATTCGCTCTTGACTATCATTTCTTTTTGATATTTATACAATATTCATTTCTCTGATAAATTGTTACATTTTATATTGATTCTAATCCTTGATTTGTATTGTATTGTATTGATTAAATAAATTATAATTCTATTTATTATCTGATATAATTAATATATGCGCCCTAGATTTTTAATTTTTACTAATAATTACACTATAGGTAATAGAAATTATAATAATAACTATAGACCTAGACGTCTTGTAAATAATAACTATAGACCTTGTGTAAATATGTTTGCTCCAATAAAAAAAATTTTAACGAATCAACATAATCAAATTAATATAATTAATTCAAAACTTAATAAATATGAACCTTTATTTTTAGAATTTTACACCCTAAAAATGTCAGTTTTTGATTTAACACAGAAAATTGAAAAAATTAATAATTATACTTATATTTCAATTGAAGATTTAAAAAAGCAGATGTATGAAAATAATTCTAGTAATCAAAAATCATTTACAGATTTAAGAAATCAACAAACTGTTTCTGATTCTAATAATCAAAAATCATTTACAGATTTAAGAAATCAACAAACTGTTTCTGATTCTAATAATCAAAAATCATTTACAGACTTAAAAAAGCAATTAGATGATAATCAAAAATCATTTACAGACTTAAAAAAGCAATTCGATGATATTAAACCATTATATGATAAAGACATAATAGCAATTACAAAAATGGTGTGTGATGAATTGCGACCCAGCATAAACGAATTATTTTGTAATATAATTAATACAGAACAAGATTTGGATTTTTTATTTGAATATTTTTTTCATAAATCAAGAATCCAAGTAGTTAATACTTAAATTATGTTTTAATGTAAAAAGTATTCGAATCTTCAATATTTGGAGTTGACATAAGTTATATTCATAATAAATAAATCATTCATCAATAACAATAATATAAATTATAAAAAATTGATTTAATAATTTATATTATAAATCAGTTTAAACAAGCAAAAACAATCTTTACAATGGATATCAATCAACGCAAATTGAATAAGACTGAATGGGCAAATATTGAATTACCTATCTCTGAGAATGAGAAGGAAGTTCTGAATATAATCTGTCGTGGATTTCATGACACTGATATCAAATATAATAAACACGTTTCGCTGTTTGGATATTTGAAAGTCGACTATTCGCCAGTTATGGATGATTATCTCTTCTGTAATTACTTTCAATCCAAGATTGATGGGTTCAAAGAGTATGGATTCGAATTTGATGAAGATAAAACTATCAAATCAAACCCAATAATCAAAAAAGCGGATCAAATTCGTATTCAAAAGAATGATCCCAGCAAATTGACAGATAATATGGAAATATTCGAATATCTTCTTATGAACTTGGTGGATCATATTTTGAAAAACAAGAGAGAAAATGGTAAATGGTGCGTTCATTACTTTACACTCTACAAGTTGATAACAATGAACGTATTGCGTATCAATAGTCATGTCATGTTGTTCATTCGCCATAATATTATTGCGAAGTTTGAGAGCGAACTAAATATGACAGAAGTGATACAAAATTCGGTTGACTTCATTGAGAAGAACAAGTTATTATTACAATATTCTGATATTACTCTCTATGAGCATCAGCGAGAATTGTTTACAGTTGCGAAGCGTCAACAATCGAAGTTGGTTCTGTATATCGCTCCCACAGGGACAGGCAAGACATTATCTCCAATTGGTTTATCTGAGGGGTATACGATATGTCCAACAACGCAAGAACGCATTGGTCAACGTATCATCTTCGTTTGTGCTGCTAGACATGTTGGTCTCGCTTTGGCGAAATCTGCAATCTCAATGGGAAAAAAGATTGCATTCGCATTTGGATGTGAAAGTGCTGCCGATATTCGTCTTCATTATTTCGCAGCAAAAGAATATACGAAACATCGACGTTCTGGTGGTATTGGAAAAGTAGATAATTCAGTTGGTGAAAAAGTGGAAATCATGATTTGTGATGTCAAATCTTATTTACCGGCAATGTATTATATGCTGTCGTTCAATAAGGCACCAAATATTATTACCTATTGGGATGAACCGACGATCACGATGGATTATGAAGAACATGAACTTCATAGCATTATTCATGACAATTGGACGAATAATTTGATCCCGAATATGGTGTTATCTTCTGCGACATTGCCGAAACTGTATGAAATTGAAGCAAGCATTGCATCCTTTCGCACCAAGTTTCCTGATACAGAAATACATAGTATTGTCAGTTATGATTCAAAGAAGTCGATACCGATTATCAATAAATTTGGATATGTAATTGTTCCGCATCTGCTAAGTGATGATCCTGAACAAGTTCGTCGTATCGTTGACAATTGCCGTGAAAATATGACAATCTTACGATATCTTGACTTGTCAGAGATTGTCAAATTTATCATCTATATTCTGTCCAAAATTGCAGATTCTGGATTGAATGAGCGATTCCGTTCTATTGCAGATGTGAATATGTCATCAATAAAGTTATACTATATCGATCTATTGGAATCCCTCGTTGTAGGTTCGCCTCATCTATGGGCCAGAATATATAATCATTTGAACTTAAAGAAGGTGCGTCGTATTGAATCTAATCCACAAGTAGATGTCAAAGGTAATCAAATTCGCAAATCGGCGAGTGTTGGATCCAATATTGCTACTACTACTACTACTACTACAAAAATCGCTGGTGCACCGATATCCAGAACGCAAAGTGTTTCTCAATTGCTTCCTACAACAGAAGAACAAACCGGCATCTATGTCACTACCAAAGATTCATTCACTCTTACAGATGGCCCGACAATATTTCTCACGAACAATGTTGAAAAGATTGCCAAGTTCTATATACAACAGTCACAAATACCAGAAAAAGTGATGAATGATATTCTGGATAAAATTTCAGTGAATAACGCGATCAATGAAAAGATTGGAGAATTAGAACAAGAACTCGAATTACTCACTGAAAAATCATTGGCATCAGCAGATGCGGGTGGTGATGGAAATGAAAAATCAAAGAAGAAGGATAAAGTCAAATTGGCATCTGACTCAAACTCAGATGGTCGATCTATTGCAAAATTAGAGAATGAAATAGAAAGATATCGACAAATGATCCAGTCCGCCCAATTGAATGATACACTAATCCCGAATAAACTGCTTCATTTGAAGAAATGGGGACCTTCATCTGGCAACAATCATCGTGCGTTTACCAGTGATATTGATGAACATACTATTGTCGATATTATGATGCTCAAAGATGTCGATGACAGTTGGAAAGTTCTGTTATTGATGGGTATTGGAGTCTTTACAAATCACCCCAGTATTGCTTACACAGAAATTATTAAACGTCTTGCAAATGAACAGAAGTTATATATGATCATCGCATCAAGCGACTATATTTATGGAACAAATTATCAGTTCTGTCATGGATATTTGGCGAAGGATCTGTCTATTACTCAAGAGAAGATCATCCAGGCATTTGGTCGCATTGGTCGCAATAATATTCAACAAGATTATACGATTCGGTTGAGAGATGAAACACAAGTCAATAAGTTGTTCTACAAAGAAGAAAATAAACCTGAAGTGCGAAACATGGCAAAACTATTCTGTTAAAACAATAATAATAATATTTTATAAATCATAATAATATTATTCTAAGATATGATATTTTTTTTCTGTGTTTTTCTTTTGGTAATAACTAAATAAGCAATTTAATTTATATTTAAAGAAACAAAGAAAATATAAATTAAGTAATATGACTAACGCAGAAGAAATATATATTGCTCAATGGAATGAAACGAAATGGTTAACTGCGTCATCTTTATTATTTCTTATATCATCCACATATGCATATTATAATCAATTGTTCTTTTACTCTACATTTCTTTTTTTTACATCTACTATCAGCGCAAATTATTGGAGAAAAGCTACATATTCATGGCGACGAAATTTGGATCTATTTTATGCCAAATTATCGATTGCTGTATTTGTCTATAATGGAATCGTTCATATTAAATATAATAATAATAATTTCATTATAGTTGGAGGTTATTGTTGTCTTCTGGTTCTGCCTTATACATTTTATCTATCTGAGAAACTACACAGAGGGAATAATCCATTGTGGTATAAATGGCATATATTATTTCACTTACTACTGACATTTGAACAGTTTGTCGTATTAAATAGCATAATAAAGTATGAACAACAACAGAATTTACTTTAATGATATAAGACTTTATCGAGTCTTATATCATTTTTCAAATTACACAATTTACTTTAAAACTATTATTTATACTTATTTTTAGACTCTTTCAGTTCTTTCATTTCTCTCATTCTTTTTAATCTAGGACTTTCATAACCACGTTCCTGAGCAGCTTCGGTTCGTTGAACATATTCTTCTATAATTGGATAATCTTCGGCCTCGTTTGAATTATAAGTAAATCCATGTAATGGGAAAATTCTACCATTTTCATGAACACCATAACCATGATTATTCAATAAAATCATATACTCTTCTAGTGGTATTTTTACTAATTCTCCATTTTCATTAGTTATATATCGTTCTGGTATGGGTAGGTCGCCAGTATCAAAGAAAGTTAGAGGTTTACCATATGTTCCTACACCATATTTGGGAGTAATAAATCTGGCTTTTGTTGATAACCTGTTACGATTTTCTAATCTTTTCTTGAATTCTTCTAATGCCTTCTTTGCTGGAATACCGACTCCGTACAAGTCTAAATAATATTTTAAAAAATCTAATAACTCATTTACTGTTAAATCTTCTATGCCTTTTCCTGTTAAATCCTCACCGATGAGTGCTTTGATTTCTCTCAATAGTCTTTTAGTTAAATATGAACGATATGTTTTTTGTATTTTACTTGTTGCTTTTACCGTTCGTGGACTAGCTTTGCGAGTTTTACTATTATCTGAAGAGTTAGACCTTCTCGTGGCATAATTTGGTATTTTACGCATATTAATAATCATATTCATCAATTCATCAATTGTAAACTTTTCGATCTCGCTCTCCAGTATATCTTCACCAATTTCATCTTTTATTAGTTTTATTATATTTTGTCGAACTTGTGAAATCGTTGTTTTCGATTTCATTTTGGGACGTTTTAATGAACGTCTTGCTCTATCACCTCTAAACATTTTTTGTATACGAGTTGATGCGCGTTGTCTTGTGGTTAATCTACTTCTTGTCTGATTACCTCTTAATACACTTTGTATTCTAGTTGCGGCAGCAATTGATATTACGCCATATTCTTTTACTGCTTCTTCTTCTTCATTAGTAGCATGTATTATTCCTAATATTTCAGTTAATGTGTTCGACGAAGTTAAAATTGGAGTATTTGAACCAGATGTTCCGTAACTCTGGTCATCATCACCTTCATTGCCATCTCCATATTGTCCTTCTGCAATTCTTAATAATCGTCTCGGTGAAAAAATACGAGTAATTGTTAGTAATAAAACAAATCCCATAGCACTCATATATTCAGCTTGTTGTGGTGACGGTAATAGAAGCATTTCTGGAGGTGCTGGTAAATATTGACCTAAATTTTGTAACGGAATATTGCGAGAACGTTGAGGTGGTCTCGGTAAGAGTAGTCGTTCTTGAGGTGCAGGTAATTGAAGAGGTTCACTAGCTCGTTGTCTTCTCAGAGCTTCTGGAAATTGATTCATTTGAATGCTCGCTGTTGGATGATGGCGTTGTCTATAAGCGCGTTCTTCTTGCTCAACTCGATCGAAATCAGGGACTGGTGGCGTATAACGTGGATTGTCAGACATTGATAATAGTCCTTGTATCCCACGAAAATCTGGAATTAATATAGAAAAATCGTTTACATGATTTTCATTAATGAGATCATCAGATAAAGTTAACTTAAAATTATTCCATTGAAGCCATGTTCCAAAATCAATTGGTGGTCCAACCCACCAATATCTGAATAAATTATATGCATAAATAAATTGCGGACAGTTCACCTCTGCAAGTGAACCAGGAACAACACCAAAATTACGACACCACTCTGTTGCATCAATTGCGTTTATTTCTACATTTGCAGAAGCAGCATTTATTAATATTGTCAAAACAATTAACAATTTAATATTGTTTACTATTTTAGAAAGTGTAATGCGTCCTCCATATTGTGATTTATCATTCGATTTTGAAGAAGTATATGATTCTATGATTTTGTTATACATTTTCTTAAAAAAACTCGCAAAATTGAAATTTTTATTAGATAATACTTTTTTAAACTCATCTATAAATTCACTAATTTCGTTATCGAGTTGTTTTTCATCAATATCAATATTATGTTTTTTTATTTTATTTTGAATACTCCTTAATAGCTTAGGATTTAACTTAAATACCCGATAGATATTGTTTTTCTTTAAAGAGTTACTAATAAAATTGTCGACCTTAATTGTCATATATTATAATAATATTATAATGCTATTAATTGTTATCAAATTCAAACACATTGAATATATTTTGATATTCATCTAAATATATTTTTTCTTCTACATTCTATATTGTTTCCAATTTCATGTATATTTTTTCTTTTATATTTGTTATTCATAATAAATTGAATTAAGTAATTGAATTTTAATACACAGAAAAAATAATATGTTATTTATTTAAATAATATAATACATCTTATGCTTCTTCGATCATAATAATTGTTTCGCCTTCATACTTTGCTTTAACTTTTTCATTTAATTTATCTAGTTGCTCATCTAAGTCATATTCTTCTGGAAGAACCATTTTGATATTCAAACGCTTTCCATTTAGTATTCGTTTTTCAAATACTAAATGTGGTTTATCCCTCGCAATTATTAGTGATACATATTTAGGTAAGGTAGCCTCACTTTTTAATGGTTGTATGTTTTCATTTAAGTCATCAACAACCTTATTTGCTGCATCGAGTTTTGACTGGATAGTTATTTTTCCCGACTTAGTTGTACACCAGATTTTATCCAATTTTGGATGTTTTTCGACCTTGAAGAACTCTCTTGATCTTGTTCGGTCTTTGTCCAACCATTCATGATAATATACCACATATTTACGCATCATTTCTTGAGTTATTCCTTCTGGTAGGGCAATAGCACTCGTTTTTCTGGCACGTTTGGTTGCTTCCATAATTCCTTTTGTGTTGGCTTCCTGTTCTTTTCTCGTTGCGATACGCAAATTTGTCATCGTATTATTGAGCGGGTCGCGGTCAATATGGTCGACACTAATAACCTTCGTTCCCTTGCCATTCCCATAACATCCAGTAATGACCTGATGGATAAATAAATTACCAGAACTCAATATATATCCATTTAAATGCTTAAACCAAGTCATTTTTTTACCATTATTGTTTTCTGTTTCATAGTCCAATATTTTCTGATAACTTTCATGGCATAATTTACATATAGTATCTTTTTCACAATACATTAATATATATTCTTTATCGTCTTCTAATATTCTCCACATTGGATTTTTCATTACGCCAGCATGTTGTCCCAATGTATAATAATGTCCTTCTTTATATTCCAATACATTATAAGTTGCTTCTATATTTTTGGCGTAGAAATGAGAGATTCTGACATTTGATTGTCGTAAATCATATATATTTCCATTTTTGAATGTATAATGAACAGTCTCTGTGTTTACATGGAATATAAATTCCAAATAAGTGTATCTTTTATAATTACTACAATACGATGGATATATATCATCGTCATTGACAAAGACGAATTTTTTTTCAAAATTAATAATTCGGTCTTTCTCTCTATAATCAACGTAATATGTTTTGCCATTATAATTAATGACGCCACACATTAATTCTGTATTGCTTGAATATGTTGGTTTCATTTTGATGTTGTTTGTATTATTATTTTCTCCTTCATCAATAACTGATTCAATTTTTGAGTTCATATTATATTTTATTATAATATGAAGTTTTTATATTGAAATTAATATAAATATACGAATATATATGTATGTATAAAATATACACCCAATCCACTCAGTTGGAATACGCGAGCCCACCCATCCCCGACATGATTCTCAAAACATTGTAGTTAGTGGCATAAACACGAACCTTGGCAGTCTTTGTTCCTTCGACTGTTGCGTTCGACAACACCAATTGAAGAGTCGCATTATCAATTCTCGAGAAGTTACATGTTCCAGATGGTTGATGTTCCTCAGGTCGCAAAGCAAAAGAGTAAACATTGATTCCCTCATCAGGGTTACGTGTGTGGCATTGAAATGGTTGAACCCATGAGAAGTAAGATCCTTCACGCTCAGAGAAACGATCCTGTCCATTCAGTTGAAGCTTGGCAACAACAACTGGGTTCTGTCCCCAACAATGCATATCAACTGAAGTCTCAGAGAGAACAAATGTTCCAGCATCAGAGACAGAAGAGTTGGCATTATGGTTATTGTGGTAGACATATTGAGGAACTGCGGGTAATCCACTACCAGAACCAAATCCTGATCCTGTAATATCATTCAAATTGCCAGCTCCAACACTTGCCAATGCGGATTGGAGAGATGCGTTATTCCCCACAAAGTTGGGGTTAATTGGAACATTCTTTCCACCAAAATTGGGTTCATTGTAAGGATCATTAGGACCATTCCAGTATCCAGTAAAGTTGGTTGGAGTCCAAGCATCTTCTGCTCCTGCATCCTCGAACAAACCACGGGCATCAATGTAATTTCCAGCAGTAACTTCTGTTGGCCCACCAAAGGCATGGATCGCATTAGGTAACGCATCAATTGCATCAGTGTAGTTAAATGGTTGAGCTCCCAACACTTTAAATAAAAGAGCATCACACAAAAGAGAAGAACAGTAATCCACATTTTGATCAGGTTGGACAATCCAAATCAACTCCTTCACTGGGTGATTAAAGTTCAGCTTAATCTTGTTCGATGACGATCCAACACTTTCATCACCAGTAAACTGTAACTGTGTAATCAAGTATTCATGGGGATTCTGTGCAAAACGACGTCTCTCATCAGTATCTAAAAAGACATAGTCAACATATAAAGAGGCAGCAACCATAGACTGGTTATAGGCAATTGTTGCCGAAACCGTGTTTCCAATAGGTAATTGACTCGATGGGTTAGAACCATTAGAGTTACATGACAAACTAGTAACTGCCCACAAGCATTCGTCAATAGGTCGAATATCCAAGTTGATCTTCACTTCGTGATATTGAAGAGCAATTAATGGAAGAGCAAGTCCGGGATTACTGTTAAACCAAAACTGTAAAGGAATGTAGAGAGTCGTCTCAGGAAGAGCATTACGAGGAGCACAGACCTGTCTTGGCGCCAAAGAATCACAAGGACCATCAACATCGGCAAAAGAAGGATCAGTGATAAATGTCAATTGAGTTGTTTGACCAACCATCTTGAAATAAGCTCTCTCTTGTTCCTTGGTAATAGTCAATTGATTCCAGATATGCATCCAATCGCCATATTGACGATCAATGCGTTGACCACCAATCTCAACTTCAACCTGGGCGATCATTTGTTCACCAGGGAAATCTAACCATCTGGCATAAACAGATTGAGCACCCATTGCAAGAGATGTTGTATTTCCCATGTATTGATTAATTTCTGGAACAGTAATTTGAAGGTAAGTGCGATATGCTAAATCTCCATTACGACTAATTGTGCATGTAACACGACGCCCGAAATCCGCTTGTCCATTAAATGTTTGTTCAATTGATTCAATAGCAAAATTAGTATATCGTCTGTATGTCACTTTCCAAAAAGTAATTTGAGGATTGCCTGTAAGGTAAACATCTTGTGCGCCATATGCGACTAATTGCATTAAACCACCGCCCATAGTTTATATTATTGCTAAAGAAAAAAATTTCGAGTTTTAATTCAAAATTAATAATTACCTACACAATTCAATTTTTACACATTTTACAAAAAATTATTTAGAAAGCATATAGTCAAGATAATAAATTACTGGAATTAAAATTCTTTTTAATAAATGTTGACAAATATTCGTCCTTAAATATTTCTTTTTTGCCATGATGGGGTTTTGTAAATATATAAGAATCATCTTCTTTCTTAAGAACCCATCCATCATTAATTGCGTTAAAAATGAATAACATTTTTTGAAATTGAATATGTTCGATTTTTATGTTCTGGTCTTGTTCTAAATGAATATTTAACTCCATAATTTAAATATAGTATTTTATATTTTCACTTATACTTATTATTATATTACTTAATTAAGAATTAAATAATAAATATAAAAAATATATATGCCGTCTTTTAAACCGAAACCAATTAAACAATTAAAAGTAAACAGAAATGTTCTCTTTTCATTAGATACGAAACATAATGATTTTATCAACGAATTTGATCTAGATGAAAACGATAAGTTGCCTAAGTTACATTTGGAACTTTCAAAATTAAGTAAATCTGTAGAATCAAATAAAACCCTAAATATTGAACAAATTATGGATATGAAAGATAAAATCAGAGAAATAAAAAAACATATTTACACACTGGAAAACAGAAGATTAAACTATTATTTAGATAATTCTAAATATATATTCGACTACTTTGAGAATAAAAAAAGTATTTCTCAAGGCGAAACTCCTAATAAAAATAATATGCTTCATGCATTCTTTAAAATCAAAAAAAATGACACAGTTGAACCCAACAAAATAGAGAAGAAAAATCACAACATTTTTTCTAAATATTTGAGTAATATCGATAATTCATTTATCAATACGGATGACTATCTCAAACAAAGCGATATATGTTCTTATTGTCATAAAGGAGAATATATACCTATGGATGATGAAGGCGTATTAATGTGTAATGTATGTTTTAGTAATAAAAAATTTCTTATTGAAAATGATAAACCGTCCTATAAAGAACCTCCTAAAGAAATATGTTTTTATGCTTATAAAAAAATTAACCATTTTAAAGAAATATTGGCACAATTCCAAGGTAAAGAAACAACATTGATTCCTAATAACGTTATCGAAAGTTTAATGGGCCAAATAAAAAAAGAGAGAATAAAGGTCAATATACTCACATATAATGATACCAAATTGTTGCTGAAAAAACTGGGATACAATAAGTATTATGAACACATTAATTTTATTAAAGATAAACTAGGTATTCCACCACCCATTATTTCTCAAGAATTAGAAGATACATTATGTAATTTTTTTATGGAAATTCAATATCCATATGCTAGACATTGTCCTGATTATAGAGTGAATTTTCTTCATTATTATTATGTTCTGTATAAACTCTTCGAGTTGCTTGGCGAAACATCTTATTTAAAAGAAATACCTATGTTGAAAGATAGAGAGAAATTGATTGAACAAGATACTATTTGGCGCAAAATTTGCGAAGAATTGAATTGGGAGTTTATTTCGACTATTTAAAATTCCACTTTGAAAAAGTAGACGCCTACGGCATTATTTGGTTCAACCTTTCGCAAAGGTGGATTTTCCAAAGATTGATTCATTGCGATAGTTTAAAAAAACATCAGGTGTCGTATTTATAGTCGGAATATATTTTCCTCTATCTAAATCGAAGAATAAAATGAGTAGATACGTTGCATCTAAGTAAAAATTTGTTGGTTCACTCGAACCTTGTCCCGAATAATAGTGTCCTGACCAGCAGTGTTTCTGTCCGGTTATCGTAATAAAATTAACTACTTTATTATTTCTATTATTATATGTATGTAATGAATAATTCGGTTCATCAATAAAATACGCTTTTTTGAATTGAAAAATTGTCTTCATTTTTTCAACATAATTATTAATATTCGGTGTATATGTATTACTTGTTACATTTGATTGAACAGGTGGTCCGTTTATAGACGGATCAATCGTTTTCCATAATGTATTATTACGACGCGTTATCGCACTAGAGTTTATATAATTATTTCCATAATAAGGCATAACTGTATCTGCTGTTCCATGTATTATAAATAGAGAGACATTTTGAGGAGGTAATATTATATTGTAAGGAATAATTACACCATCTTTACCTTTGAAGCAATTTGATGAACTATATTTCCCAATATTTTCTCTGCTATTTATTCCAAAATGGGCGTCGGAACAAATACCAATTGCCTTTATATACGTTTTATAAATCGATAGATTCGAGTATAAAATAGCAAATCCAGCTCCATCAGATTTCCCAGTTAAAAATATTTGTGGCACATTTATACAATGCTTTTCAAGAACAGTATCTACGAATAATACATCATTTTGATAATCATCCGCGTATAACCAAGGGAATGCATTTTGAAATGAATATGTATTCGCAGATTGTTGACCTAAGAAAATGATGACAGGAGTTTTAATTTGGTCAAATTGTGTATATGAAATAAAGGTATTTATAGATTCTCCTCCTCCTGGAAAACATAGTAGTACTTTATTTATGCTTATTTTATTATGTGTTCTCATATTTAGAGTTGTATATTCTCTCTTTGACCCATTTATATGAATACTATGATTTATGTTGTCTGATAAATTGGGATTGTTATTTATACCTGAATGAATACATGTTGTTTCATTAATTACAGAAGGAAATTATACCAATAAAGATCTACCTGACATATAATATATAATTTATAACAAAACTTTACATGTTTATTATTTTTACTAAAATCACATCAATAATATCATATTTTTATTTATGTGATATTATTGATTAATAATTTACATTCTTATAACCCTCCTGGGAACCCCACCATATTTGCGCCTATACCGAATCCCGCACCTGTGCGAGTTGATACCCCTATACTTGGAACATAACAGTCTAATATACTAAAGGTCGCAGCAGCAGTTAATGCTATCAAAGATATTTCTTCTATATTTAATGATCGTTGTGGTATTGCGTATGCAGCAATGGCAACCATTAAACCTTCTACTAAATACTTTATGATTCTCTTGATTATTTCGGAAATATCAAACATTATATTATTTTAGTAGAAAATAATATTAATATTTATAAATACTTAAATATATAGAATACAAAAGAGTATATGAGTACAATCAATAAATCATCAACAAATAGTTCTAAAATTGTCGATTTATTAGAGGAAGATAAACCAATTGCTGGACAGAAATTTGTATGTGTATCTTTTGTATCTCCTGATAAGATCCTTAAAGATAAGCAACTATTTTACTTTCAAGAGTTTTTGAAATCATGGGATTTTAATAAAAGCATGGAAAAATCAATATTATTCCTAAACTTTCTTTCTTTTAAATATAAATTAAATTTCGATGATATTACAAATGATTTCAATGAATTTGTAAAAGAAGAGAGAGAGAAACTTATTCAAACTGCGATTGAAGATGATTTTAAAACATTTTTAGACCAGAATGAAGAAAAAATGGATAATAAATTTAATACTCAATACCATTTTCAGACATCTGTTCGTGGTTTAAAAATTCGTGGCGTATATCCAACACAAGAAGAGGCTGAACTACGATGTAAAATGTTGAGAGAACTCGATCCTAATCATGATGTTTATGTCGGTCCTGTCGGATTATGGATGCCATGGGAACCAGAAGCATATAAGACAGGACGCGTTGAATACATGGAAGATGAATTGAATCAGTTAATGCATGAAAAAACAAAGAATGAGAGTTTTGCTAAAAATGCATTTGAACAGCGTGTCAAAGAAAGTAAGAAAAGTGCGATTGAAGAAAATATTCGCAATGCAGAGAAAACCGGATCTTCTTTGACACAAAGTATTGATGCAGATGGAAATTTGGTCGGTATTAATAATGTTAATACACAAGAAAAATCACTTCTTGATAAGTCTAATGGTGATGAAATTTCTGTTGCGGATATTCGATCAGAGTTATTTGAAGGTGAAAATATTGTTTTGGGAAAATCGGATAATGGACTCAGTTTATTGAAAAGTGGGCCTTTTGCCAATAAAAAATAATTAAATATGTTACAGATTATATCTATTATTTATAGATATAATTTTACTCCATTGAAATATCATATTGTATTTTCTGCCGAATAACTTTATTCAGTGAAATATTATTTTTGATATACTTAATACTTGATTAATTATATCAAATATGTTGTGATTGGATTTTATCTATAATATATATTATTATTTATAACAACTTTACTACATTTACATTTACATGATCCTGTCCCTTGTGATCCTGTATCATAAATTATTGTTGTTGTTCCTGGTGGTCCTTGTGCTCCTACAGGTCCTGCTGGTCCTGTTGCTCCTGTTGCTCCCGTTTCTCCTGATCCTGTTCCTTTATCCCCTGATGGTCCTTTATCTCCTGTTGCTCCTGTTGGTCCTTTTGCCCCTGTTGGTCCTGATGCTCCTGACGTTCCCGATGCTCCTGTTGATCCTGTTGCTCCCGTTGATCCTGTTGCTCCCGTTTCTCCTGATCCTGATCCTGTTCCTTTATCCCCTGATGGTCCTTTATCTCCTGTTGCTCCTGTTGGTCCTTTTGCCCCTGTTGGCCCTGATGCTCCTGATGGTCCTGATGCTCCTGATGGTCCTGATGGCCCTGATGCTCCTGATGGCCCTGATGCTCCTGATGGTCCTGATGGCCCTGATGGTCCTGATGGTCCTGATGGTCCTGATGGTCCTGACGGTCCTGATGGTCCTGATGGCCCTGACGGTCCTGACGGTCCTGACGGTCCTGATGCTCCTGTTGATCCTGTTGCTCCAGTTGATCCACAGCATCCAGTACATCCACTTGGGTCAACAGGAACAACAGGGTCAACAGGAACAACAGGAACAACTGGGTCAACATCTCCAGTCATTTCAGCTAAATAATTTTTAGCAGCTAAAACTAATAAAATAGGATAATAGCAATTATTAGCATATTGATCATTTTCTGCTCCTTGATCATTATTTTGCCAATTTTTCCATGCTTTGCCTGGATCAGACTGAACATAAACAAATTTACTAGTATCCATTGTTAACGTATCCAATACGTTTTGCATTGCGGTAACATCAGATAAAGTTATAGGAGAATAGTGTGGACTACTTGTATCATTTGTAATATGGGGAAACAAACCAACCATTGCTACAGTTAATGGTCCTATTAATGACCCACCATATAATTTCGACCCATCAGCATATGGTAAATAAATATCTACTGTTTCTTTTTGTAGACAATTATAAAATAAAAAATTCATCATACGAATTGCTAATGTTAAAATATCTCTTTGTTGGTTCGAAGTAAATAAATTAGTTCCATAAGTAGGATCCTTCTTAATTTTATATGCATAATATCCAAAATTGGTACAACAACGAATAGAATCATAACCAATCATATGTGGTCCACCATATTGATATTCATTACCATTTTTATCAGTATGTAAACCTTCTATAAATACTTTTGAATATGTAAAAAGTGGTGTATCATCATTTTCATTCCAAAAAGGGTTATCTGGAAGACCATAAGAATTAATGTGATTAACAATCTTATCTTTATAAAAAGTTTGAAGATAACCATAATATTTAATAGAATTATTTACTGCATCGATAAAATTCTGTAAAACCATAATTTTTACAGGCGCCGCACCAGCAGGTTCAGGAATATTTGGATTTGTTTTCGAATCATTCGTAACATACTCTGGAAATGAAAGGAAAAAAGTTTGATCATTAATCCCAATATCACTTTTTGCTATTCTATGTATATCTATAAGGTTATCAGGATCAAAATAAGAAGGATTTAAACTAGTATTTGTATTTAAACGATTACTAGAGCTGTATGATATAGTTCCAACTGGTGCAAATTCTGTATCTCCTCCTCCATATTGATCGTTACATAATATTGGATTATTTAAATAATTTGTATCACGAACATCTTTAATGTCACTCCAACATTTCCATACACCAGTATATATTTTACCATTTAGGCCTACTGCACTAGTTTGCTCCGAATTTTCCATATTTTTACAAAAATAAAATCCTCTATTAGATTGACAATATGGAGCTGGACAATTTGAAATATTTAAAGTAAAAAAAGAACAAAATGCTTGTGTTAAAAGATTTGTAATTGTTACATTACTGTTAGTAGTACCAGGAACATAACCATTTCCAGTAAATATATGATCATCACCAGTCATATTCCCAGGATATAATGACATATACCAATCTTTTTGGAGCGGAATGTGTGGATCAGTTAACATACAAGGCATTTTTATAGAAACACTTGTTTCCGACGTAGTTGGATAAGAACAAATTTCATTTCCAGCATTATTTCTACCATTTATAATATTAGATGTAGACCTACTGGGAATATTATCATAATATAAAGTATTAATACCATTAACCTTTGAAGCATTATAAAGAAGTGTTAACATATGTGAATCTGCATCAGTTGCTGTCGTTGCAAATTCTTTTTGGGTAAAAACATTACTTGCAAAATAATTATTAGGATTTGAATAATTAGTATTGGGGTTACTATCATTATAAAAATAGTTAAAATTGTTATTTGGTATTTTAATAACTGGTTGCCAGCCCATCGCTCCGAGACTAGACAAAAAATACATCCGACCCTCACCACTACCTTGTGTTTCACCAATATAATTGTTTTTTGTTGCAACTAAAAACGCATAACCATTTAGTATCTCTCGTAAATTTTGTATATTATCATGATTTGAATAATTAGTATAATATTGCGCAACATTCGCAAAATACCAAAATGCTTCACTTGAAGTAGCAGTTATTAAGGGTCTACCTCCTGAATCAGACGTGTTACTTGATGGAAACGACATTATATAATCACTATTACCTGCAATATTATTATTTACTGGGTTTACTTTAATTAAATAGGTTAGATCTGTGTCTAATAGATCTAAATTATCATATGTTATAACTACTTCTCCTGGGGTTGTTGCCATATTATAAGATTATGCTACTTTATAATATTTAACAATAAAATAATCTAACAGTCAATTAATTTATTTATTATTAATTAGTCTATTTTAAATCGATGAACTCGTCGGTTTAAAATTATTTGTTTAACCCATTTAATTATTTTCTCATATATTCATTAAATATAAACTCAAATGATTGATTTAATGTGGAATTTCTTTATATATTAATCATGAGAACTAATTACCTCATTGAAAAATTCCAGTTGATTATTATTTTCAGAAGTATTTGTTTGAACATTATAAAACCAAACCATTACACCTGCTGTTTTAAACCAATCATGTAACAATGAATTCTGTTCAGGTGTATATCCTGTTTGAGTTTTTTGGTTAATTATCATAGCAGTATATTCTGGCCACGATAATGACTGAGGAGCATCTACAGCCCTTCCTACTAATATTTTATCGATTGGGCATGTAATATTCGAGTAAGGAGTTATTGGATCATTTGGATTATCACTATAAATTTGTAATACAGCGCCTCCAAATCCAGGAGTACCACTATAATCGTCATTTATAAAAATAGAATTTTCATCATTATAATATGCACCTTGATTGTAATATTGCCAATTATAAAAATCTATATAGAGACCATATTTACTCTCAATATCTTTATATAAAGAAGGCCAATTAGGACTATTCCAATAAGGAGGTTGTGGTGCATGAGTTACTTGTGTTTCGTTTGATGTATACATCTTTAAATACATAGACAACATACCTAAATAATCTGAAACTTCAGTATAAACACCATTATATTGTGATAACATAGGTATATTTTCAATATCTAAATCTATACCATCTATTTGATTGTCATTAATAAGTTTAGCTAAATCTGCAGCTAACTTTTTTGCACTATCTGTCATATCTTGCTTATTAGCACTATCGTTTACGTAATATTTCGATTGAGGATATTTCCATATATTATCAAATAAGTGAGAACCATTTGCATAAAACGATGTTGCACCTCCAAAGCTAAACATTAATTTTATATTATTATCTCGAAGTAAAACTAAAATTTCATTTTTATCAGCGTTTGAGAATTCAATCCAACTAAGAACAGTATCACATACCGTAAGCCGATCCCATACAACTGGGGTAGTTTGGTCTCCTCCTAAAGTGATAAATTCTAGAATAATATGAGTAACTTTATTAAGTACTGCTTTATTTATATAAGCTATAAATGCTTCTTTATTGACAAGCCAAAACCCAATATAATTAACTTGTTTCCAAATTGGTCCTACAACTGGCGGATCTTGTTTTGCCCCTGTTGCCCCTGTTGCCCCTGTTGCCCCTGTTTCACCAGGTGGTCCCGATGGTCCAGATGGTCCAGATGGTCCTGTTTCACCAAGTGGTCCTGTTTCACCAAGTGGTCCTGTTTCACCAGTTGGTCCTATTTCTCCTACTCCGGCTGGTCCGGTTGGTCCAACTGGTCCGGCTGGTCCGGCTGGTCCGGCTGGTCCGGCTGGTCCAGGTACAGTGACAGTTCCATCTGAGCCAGTTGATCCATTTGGATATACATAAATATAGTTATTTATAATTGTTTCGTCACCAGAATCATCACAAGAATCATTATTGGTAGAATTAACGTCTGTATTAAGTAATTGTTGATTTTTGGTTACTAAATCAGCATATAGCGTGACCAAATTTTCATATTGATTTAATAATTTTCCTATTTGTAAATTAGATGTAACTGTATTTGACTCGAGTGCAATTATATTATCTAGTTCTTGTTGAAGTTTGTCAGTTAAATCTTTTATTGTAGCAGCGTTTGTATTAAGAGTTGTAGATAATCCATGTGATTTCGCTTGTTCTTGTTGAAGTTTGTCAGTTAAATCTTTTATTGTAGCAGCGTTTGTATTAAAAGTTGTAGATAATCCATGTGATTTCGCTTGTTCTTGTTGAAGTTTGTCAGTTAAATCTTTTATTTTTGCATGAGATTCATTTATATTTGCCGCCAGCACATTTATCACTTTACGTTGATTATTAATAACCTTTTTACATTGAGTTGGTTGCATTATAACTTTATATTATATATAATAATTAACAATAATTATAATTATAACCAATATATATAATTAGTAATATTATATATATTGATATATGATGTCGAATATAATAAATATAATTTTTAACCAAGTATATTATATTTTATAATATATTATATTTCATAATATATATATTATATGAAATATACTCGAAAACGTAATATGATATCGCGATTGAAACAAAAAGCAACAGAAAATACAGCAATACGTTTTTATGATAATATGCCAGACTTAATTAAACAATTCAAACAAACGCTGAAATATGTGGAGCCTATTTTGGTTTCAAATAAGCCAAATCAAGAAGTATTAAATGGTAGCCCCATAGCAAAATTGTATACAGAAGAGTTTTTGAAATTATATCCAAATAATAAATTTGCTAATTATCTCTCTTCTATTCAAATAAAAGAATTTGGAACAAATATTGGTTTTAATGAAAAAGATGCTGAAGATTTAATACAATGGGCTTCTCGTTCAAATATACAAAACAAAATCGCAATTTTTGATTGGGATGGAACATTGTCTGTTATTGAAGGTATCAATATTCCTGGTAATCAACGTGATACAACTAAATGGAAGTCAAATGGAATCAATTATCGAGAAATTGCTACTTATTATGCTGGATCAAAATATCGTCTTATGTGGTTAAGACATATGTTTGATATACTTCATAGAAAGAAAGTGAAAGTTTTTATATTAACAAATAATCCAGTTGCTGCGATGAATTGGCGTGCCTATCCTAATACAGGAATAGGAAGCGAATCGAGATATAATTTTTATAAAGTGGCAAAACAGTTCATACCGCAATTAAAAGAAGAAAATATAATATGTGGGTATGAAACAAAATGTTTTAAACCACACAGCTTTCTTAAAAATGAAGAACTAAATCATTCGTATTCTCAATTGAGTCGATTAAATTCATTATCTAGTATATAATTTTAACATTTAAATATACCACGTGTAATTATGATGTAAATGATGAACAATACTCTACAATTAGAAGAATTCTTCTCTCCTTTTCTTTTTGAAGAGAGAGAAACAATAAAGAAACAAATCTATATTGATAGTATATTAACTGCTTTCAATGGAACGTGTTCTGTAAAGCCGAATATGGAAATTTGCGAACAAATGACGGATTTATTGATCGAGAAAGGTCACAACATGATAGCTATTATTATTTCATTGGATGATTTACGAATAGAAAATAATAACTGCGTAACATGTATATATGTATCTTTAGATACAGATATTTTCAAATTAATAAATAAGATAACGATACTCTTCAATAAACGAAAACGAGTGTTCAGTGAAAAGAAAATTTGTGATTTTAATGTAGATTACAAATATAAAGAATTGATTAATGAATTTTATTTAGAATCAATTGTAGGAAGTGATGGGTCACATTTAACAAAAAGAGAAGTAATCCCCTATTTTTTGAAATGGTGTGAAAATCGATGCATTAAAATATCGAGTCGTATCCTTTTTTCTTATATGAATGATAAGATGGGTATTTATAAAGTTGGGTGGAAAGGATATAAATTATATTATGGTATTACAGAAGATGAATTTGAATAAATTATATTATATTGATATAATATAATATGGTAAATTGGAAATTTTGGAAAACCCGTAAAAGTAATATCCGTAATTCGTTATCACCAACCCATTCGATAAAATCGCCTCAAACGCGTAGGTTATCTCCTACTCGCAGATTATCTAACGCAAACAACGGTAAAAATCGTGATTATAAAAAGTTCTCGTCAGCATTATCATCAGAGAAAAATTGGTCCAGAAAAATACCATTATATCGCATACAAACTGACAAAACTAAACTACGTGCGTTTCTTCGCGCGGTTCAACGTTATAATAAATATGATTGTGGAAAATATGAAATTCAAAATAAGGGTATTAAAAAATTATGTGATTCTGATCTTAAAAAAATAAAATACTTAGAAGAGTCATTAAATATCAAAAAGTTTTTCAAAGAAAGTAAGGATAAATATTATTTAATAGATACGGAGATAGAACCGTTTAAAAGATATTTAATTGCTACAGGACTACATACTAGCAAAAATATTGATAAAGTATTGATTTCTATGGTAGATATAGATAAGCATCCTATATCACAATTGTTACATGTAAAAGAAGACAATGCGTATGACAATTTAACATCGGGTGATGAAGATATTCAAAATTATTTACAAAATGAAAAACGTCAATCACAAAGACAAACTTTACATGCCAATTCTCAATCTCGAAAAACACTTTATAAAGAACATCAACGCAATCCCGAATCTAGTAGAGGCCTTTTTTCGAAAAACCCAAAAAGTAAACATCGTCGTGAACCCATATCGCACTGGGCAGATAAAAATACAATAGATACAATAAGGGTGTAAATACTTATTATTTTTACCATTTCGTCTTCTTCACATTGATTTTCTGCCCAGATCCTCTCTTTTTCACATTGTTTGGATCATACTTTTCTTCTTCATCATCGGAGTTAATATCTTTACTTAATTCCCAGAACTCTTTGCTTCCCAATTTAAAATCATTATGCATATCTGCTTTGTACCAAAAGACTTGTTCAGATAATTTATTTGATTGTGCACTATTATTAATAACAAGACATTCATAATTTTCAGTACATTGATCCATGACTTGACAAAACGATTCAAATGTTGGAAACATTCCGGCATAATTCTCATAGATTCTTTTTCTGTTAGAAATATATGGTTCTCTCAAAATAAAGACAAAATCGATATTTGTTCTCAGAGTTGGTGGAATACCTAATGGATACTGCATAGTAATAATTAACATAATTCGCCAATGACGTCCATTCATAAAGAGAAGACGCATCATTTTATCACGAGTCCATGCACCATCATATAAACAATCATCAAGAATGACAAAGGATCTAGGATCGATATTACTTTTTTTGAATGATTCCATTTCTCTCTTTATTTGTTTTAAAACAGACTTTTGTCTTTTAAGAATATTTTCTATAATAGCAGTATTATATTCATTATGAATAAATAGTTTAGGGACCATTTTGCCATAATATCCATTACCTTCTTCTGTACCTGCGACAACTACACCGATAGGAATATCTTGATGATAAAATAGGAGATCACGAACAAGATAACTCTTACCTGTTCCTCTTCGCCCGATTAAAACGCATACAGGAGCCTTCATCTCGTTTGGTTTGAAACTAATATACTTCATATCGAATTTCTTCAGTTCCAATGTCATTATAATAATACCTGGTCTATTATTATAATGATATAACGCGTCGAAAAATGAGTTTAAATAGTATATTAATAATATACTATTTACCTAAATGATACAGAAATCAGTGATTCAGTTAAATTATGAAAAACGCAAAAATACAAAACTATTTGAACAATTTAGAAATACTACTATACATGATTTCCATGAAATACAGAATTATATTCCAATTTACAATAAATTTTTCGATTTGAATGAAAATAATTACAACTCTTTTAATCTAAATCATTCATTCTATCTTTGTGAAATATCTAATGAAAATAAAATAGATATCGTTGACGATGATTGTAAAGAAGATTGTAAAATGGCATATAAATTGAAAAATAAAGAAAACGATGAACTTGTTGAACGAAATGTATATATCAAATATGCGCCAGTATTGGACCCATTTAAATACTTTATTGGTAAATATAAATTTTCAATGGATGAATGTAAATTACCGACATTTACTCAGGAGAAAGATACTTTTATCCATCCCGATATTGTCTCGAAAGTATTTGATGCCAATAATTCGGCATATGTTGATGGATTTTTCTCTTATTTGTCCGGTGAAATATTACATAAGTATGGATTTATTCATGGATTAGAATTCTATGGAACATTCTTTGGTATTAAAAACAACTTTAAAGTGGACATTTTAGATGATATTGAATATTTATGTAAATCTGAATATTTTACCACACATAATGGAACACAATTTTTTGTAGATGATTACTCTGATAAAATAAATAAGAATGATCAATATTCTGATAAATTACCGCAGATTAAGATTGATCATAGTAAGAGAGAAAATATATCTGCCAATTCGATAAAAGATAATATGTTTGAGGATATATTTGAATCTGGAACAGATACTGATATCGTAACATTAGAAGAAATAAGTGATACATTATTAGAAGAAACAATAAATATTGTCGATAATACACAATCTACTTCTTTAAAAAGCACTTCCACATGTTCATCTAGGACTTCTTTAACTGATTCTGAGTCCGGAACTGAATCTGGTTCTGACAAAGATGATGAGGATGACGATGAAGATGAAGATGATGAAGATGATGACGACGACGACGATGATGATGAGGATGATGAAACAAATTCACAATCATCAACATATTCTGATGATGAAGAACCCCTCTTTGCGACTATACCAAAGTTTCCCGTAAATGTTATTTGTATGGAAAAATGCGAAGATACATTAGATAATCTTATTTTAGATGATGGTATTAAATCTATTGATGAATGGTTTGCTGTATTAATGCAAATAATCATGACACTCATCACATACCAGAAATGTTTTGCTTTTACACACAATGATCTACATACAAATAATATAATGTATATTCAAACAGAAAAAAAATTCTTGTATTATTGCTATAATAATAAGCATTACAAGGTTCCAACTTATGGTCGCATATTTAAAATCATCGATTTTGGAAGAAGTATTTATAAAATGAATAACCGTATTTTCTGTAGTGATAGTTTCAAAAAGGGAGAAGATGCTGCAACACAATACAACATAGAACCATATTTCAATGAAAATAAACCCCGCATTGAACCGAATTACAGTTTCGATTTGTGTCGATTAGCATGTTCTATTTTCGACTATATTGTTGAAGATATTGAAGATGTTGCAAAATTACATAAATGTAGTTCAATTGTGCGTTTAATAGTAGAATGGTGTCAAGATGACAATGGACTGAATGTTCTATACAAATCAAATGGTGATGAGAGATATGAAGATTTCAAGCTATATAAAATGATCGCTCGAAGTGTTCATAAACATACTCCACAGAATCAATTAGAACGACCCGAATTTAATAATTTCTGTGTAGATAAAAAGAAAGTTCCAAAGGATGAAAAGAAAAATATCATGAATATTGATTTGATGTCTGTATGTTAAAATATAAGTATATAATATATGGGATTGTTTACAAAAAGATTATGGCCGTCACGTAAAAAGATGACACAAAATATACAATCCACACAAAAACGTAATAGTTTACCAAAACAAGATAGTCCGAGAAGTAATGTAAGTAGTCCACGATATAAAACACTTTTAAGACAAAGAAGTAATAGTGGTAGTGTAAGAAGTGATATGAGTAGTCCAAGGCGACATATCAGTATAGATAACCCTTTATATAGTCCACGTAATAGTCCAGATAAATTAGAACCGATTGAAGAAGATAGATTAGATTCTATTGGATCAACAAAAGATAAATTTGATTTCGATCATGTGTCACAACGTAATTTCGATGAGGATTTCGTGGTTGAACCAGATATTATTTATTCTGAAAATATGGATTTTAAAAATATAAGTGATTTTAATTTACATCTATCTAAAGCAGCAACTGATAAGGTTTTGACATTTTTTAATAAAACAAAAGATAAAATCAGAGAAATAGATAATGATATAATAAGATTAAATGGCATTTTAGATAATTATAATGATGAATTAAAGAATGCATTAATAAAAAAAGATGCAGGTCATAAATTGTATTCTGGTTTAGAAGTTGAAAAACATGAAGAAAAACATATTAAAGGATTGAAAAAAATAATTCGAGGTCTAGAAGTAAATATAGAAAATTTAAAAAAAAAGAAAAATCAATTAGAAGAAGGAGCCAAGAACAAAGGTAAACAAATCAAAAAAGCATTGAAGTTTAAAGAATTACTCGAAAAGGAAGAATCAGAGAAAAAGAAGAAAAATCGATGGAAGTTTTGGAAGAAAGGTGGTCGTCGATCCAAAAAAGCAAAAACTAGACAATGTCGCCGGACCCGACGACGACGATAAATTAGGCGTTAAAATATACGACACTTTATATTTATTAGAGTAAATGAATATAAAGCCAATTAAAGATGATGAATTCGCGAATCTAAAACTAAAAACTACGTATGGATTCATTATAGCACGCCATGTAAATTCACAGAAAACTAATATGTATTGGAATTTATGTGTTCAATCAATTCGCACATTCTATACAAATAAAATTGTCGTTATTGATGACAACAGTAATCCTGAGTTTGTAAAAGAAGAAATTCCGTATTTTAATATCGAATATGTTAAGTCCGAGTTTATTGGCAGAGGAGAACTGTTACCTTTTTATTATTTCTATCGAAATCGATATTTTGATTATGCTATTATTATCCACGATAGTGTATTTTTTAGGAAAAAGGTACGATTTGATAGAATTAAATCATTAGTTTTACCCTTGTGGCACTTTGATACTCAACGAATTGAAAATGCGAATAATTCAATACGCTTAATACGACAAATGAACTATAGAGAGAAACTTTCATCATTGTTGTTGGACAGAGATAAATTTGAAGTTCTTACAAAAAATGATAATATATGGATGGGTTGTTTTGGATGCCAATGTTTTATTAATCATACATTTTTGTATCGACTTCAAGAAAAATATAATCTATTTTCTTTGTTGAAATTTGTCAGAAAGAGAGAAGATCGATGTTGTCTCGAACGAATAATGGGTGTTCTTTTTTTTCTAGAAAGTCCGATTATAATGAAATATCGAGCCTTCTCTCTTTTGGGTTCTATTACAACGTATATGAAATGGGGATATACTTTTGATAAATATCTTGATGACCAACAATCAGACAAAGTCATTAATGTACCTATTATTAAAGTATGGACTGGACGATAATAATTATTTGTTAATATTAATATAAATACTTATTTCATTATTTGATATAATGAAAATTCGACTCCATTTACCAGCAATTCCACATACTATCACTACAAATGAATATAGTCATTGTGCTTTTACGGGTAAAGTTCTGCGATTCTCTCCTATGATGCGAAGTGTAGGTTATGAAGTATATCATTATGGCGTAGAAACATCAACTTCTGGTGCAGATGTTGAAATACAGTTGTTAACTGTTAATGAGTATACTGATTTGAAAGTCGATTCTTGTTTATACTTAGACTCAAAGTTAACAAAAGAAGAAGCTGTAAAAAAATTATCTGATCCAAGCCAAGAAGTTGGAAACTTAGCAAATTGGGATACGCCTTTATATAAAGAGTTTAATCGGCGATTTCGCGAAGAATTGATAAAAAATTATAGATCAAATACGACGGATATTGTATGTATACCTTTCGGTCCTGCATATGAAGCAGCATTTGTAGGGTTAAATTACGTATATGTTGAATCTGGAATTGGGTATAGTAATGCTTACAAAGATTATCGCATATATGAAAGTTATGCCAAATTACATTATGATTGTTCAAGAGCTAATATTCAACCACCAAATTATTGGTTTGTCTGTCCTAATTATTATGACATCAAAGAATGGCCTTTTCAACCAATATGTAAAAAGAATACAATCGGGTTCTTTGGAAGAATTACACATATCAAAGGATTAGATGTTATTGTGGAAGTTGCGAGAAGATTTCCACATGTCGATGTATATATTTGCGGACAAGGTGACCCAACGCGATATTTGACAGAACCTAATATTAAATATCATAAACCTCTTCATGGTTTAGAAAGATGGGATTATTTGAGTCAATTTGCTGCTATATTAACACCAACAATATTCTTAGAACCTTTTTGTGGGGTTTCTGCTGAGGCGCAATTATGTGGCGTTCCAGTTATTTCTTCTCATCATGGCGCATTTACTGAAAATATCGAACAATTAAAAACAGGATTAAGATGTCATACATTATCGGATTTCTGCCATGGAGTTCAAATGGCATTAGATGGAAGATTTGACAGAAAATATATTCATGAAAGAGCTGTGCGATTATTCGATATGTATAATGTAGCAAAGAGTTATGATTATGCTTTTAGATCAATTAATGATATTCATAATGGAACGAATGGATGGTATTCGCCTAATAAGAATATGTTGGCATTAGACCAACTTTATGAAGTTCCACTATTACAAACTTTATCAAATGAAACACCAGAAATGTCAGAAATGCCAGAAATAATAAATATTTAACTGATATGACGACAAAACCATTTGTGAATTCCCAAAAATTCTGCCATAATATGTAATGAAAATCCAATTATAAAAAAGAGAATATAATAATTGAGATTTTTGAATAACCAATGAAATAAATATCCTACAATAATAAATAATATGGCTTCTATACCTGACTGTATAAGTAATATTTTTTGTCCTGTTTTGAATACTATTTTTCTAATATTCGGTGTACCCTCTTTGTTGCGTATTTTCAAACATTGCTCCCCGTAATGATAATAGTATTCGTGTAATCCCAAATAATATCCTACGTAATGTTTTAAGAATCCAGTAATTAATAAAAGAGAGAAAAAATATCTAGAAGAAAGAAATAAATTGACTATTGTGTATATGATCACGCAATATAATCCTACAAATATACTCTCCAAAATATACCACATTATATTATAATATAATGTGATAATGATTTGAAATTTAAGTTATTCAATAAAATAGCATATTATTAATGCAGATAACCATAAAAATATACCAGTTGAAATAGATACTATTGTAGACAAACCTAAATATCTGTAAAGGAAATAAACAAATATATCGATAACCGTATTGATAAGAGGTGCAAATATCAATCCCTTAAAATATATATCAAAATTTTTTTCAATAATAAAAAACCCTAATATCATACCATTTGGGACAACATTTAATAAAGCAGATGTTACTGGATTTGATAATTTATTCGCAACAAACGGTATTAATGCAAATATAATCATTCCTAATGTGACTGAAATAATGACAATTAAATTATTTGATGTTTTTTTATTTAATCCACTAATTGTAATATTTTTCGAAGTAAGTTTCATATAGTATTATATAAAATAAGATATTATTACTGCAATAAGCCATACTACTATATTACTCCATAAAGCAATTGATGGTAATACTTTAACGTATATATATAATATATAAGATAAAATATTATCAAATACATTTAATAAAGGTGTAAATATACATACAAATAAGTAGGGTTCAAAAGAACTTTCAACAATAAAAAACCCTAATATAAGATCATTGGGAATAATATTCAATATAACAGCAGTAACCGGTTTATCAATAAAATTTGATAGTAATGGAACAAAATAGAAGACAACAATGCCAATTAAAGCAGATATTATATGAATCATGGTTGAACTCGTATCAATATCTATTCCAGAAATAGTAGTTATATTAGCTATATTTTTTGTTGATTTCTGTATTGATTTTGATTTTGATTTTGATTTTTTCTTTGGAGTTGTGTTTAAACTAGCAATTTGGGTTGGCGTTGATATTGACATTGTAGTGAAACTTGAATTCGAAGTTATGTTTGTTGATTTTAAACTCATATATAATAAATACAATATTCTTCTGTCAGTTCTTCTTATACTTCTTTAAAAAGAAGGATTATCCGTAAATACTTGAGGATTATTTATCTGTGCTTCTGGTGCTCCATATATCATTGGTGTTAATTGTTCTAACATATAATGGCCTGCGATTACACTAAAAAAAACTATTAGCATGTCTCTTATAACCAACTTAATATTGATCTCTTCTTTATCTATAAATTGGATTTCTATTAATTTTATTATAGTATATATTACAGATACGATAGATGCATTTAAAAATACTTGTTTCATTATAATTAAAGAAATACTTTTTCGCATTATACTAAACGCAACAATTTACTATTTTATACCATATAAAATAGTAAAATACTTAAAATAAAAAAATTGAAACTGAATTTAAACAATAAAACCGATTTATTCTTTAAAACAACCTCAATCAATTCAAAAATGATGACTGAACAATACACAGAAGAGCTTCTTATTCAACAAGAAGAGATTGCTATACAAAAGTTAAATGATGCACAGAATCAAAAAATAGATGCTGAAGCAAAATTTAATATCGTACAAAATGATTATAATACAGCAGAAAATAATATGAAAATTGCTATAACTAAAATGAGCGAATTAACAGAAGTATATCGCCTTGCGAAAATACAAGAACTTGCTGTAAAGCAGGAATTGGCACAAATTGAAGAAAACAAAAAGGCAATTATTCAATTGAGAGAAGTAGAATCATTGAAACAAAAAGAGATTGATGCGTTCAATGAACAAGAACGAATTCGTTTGGATAAACATAACAGAATTTTGGAAACACTTTCGAACAAAGAACAGCGTTTCAAAGAACAAATATTCAGGACAATGAATGATGATGATGATGATAGATCAATCAATACAACTACAACTGTTGGAAGACAGTCCAGAACATCATATAATTTGAATGCGACATTTCAGCATACAACTCGTCTTGAAGTAAATTATCGAGGAACAACTGCATCCATTTACAAGACAGAAGAAGGTAATTGGAAAAAGGGACAATGGAAAGATGAACATGATATTTCATATAAATCACCGAGACAATTCTGGAGCATGTTTGCGAAAAGTCAAGGCTTCCTGGGAAAAGTTGGAACAATATGGGATATTAAAAACAGAATCAAAGCATATGACGAAGATGGATCATCATGGGATATTGCTGTAAATAAAGATAGACTTGTAGTTGATTCGAAATAAATATAGGAATGGATTGGATTTGATATTATATACCACGACAACAGATTTTAAATTGTCGTATTTTTTTATTTATTTTTAAAAAATTGATATACTTTACTTCATTGAAAAAGAAGATACTTTAAACAAACAATCGAACCACTCAAAAATGAACGCTCAAATTATTTCTCTGAAATCTCAATCGGTAATTGATACAATGACACTTCAATGTGAATGTTGTCAAAATATTATACAAAAATCTACAAAATATAGTGTCATCGTCAATGATCGACCAGATGGAACAACTCATTGTGAAATCATCTGTGGCAATTGCGTAGCAGTCGACCAAATTGTCAAAACGAAGAAATTGGAAAAACAGTTGGAGCGTCTTGCAAATAATCTTCGTGAAACATTTTCATGGAAGAAATTACCTGATGCATTAACCTATAGAATTATGGAATATCTCGATATAAATACGAGAAATAGTTTGGTAAGTCAATATGAATTGCGTCGTCAAGAAGACTTGGACTATTTTCAGAGAAAGTTTATTGAAATTGGTAGAATGCAAAAACCCAGTTGGCGAGCAAGTGTTCTCAGCATACTTCGTGGAAATCATATAGTAATGCAATCATGGGTTAACAGTGTGAAATCATATGAGACAAAGATCAAGGATATATTCTTCGTTCGACCTCTTCATTGGGATAGAATAAATAAACGAACCAATACAATGGCGGAATATGGACGATTATTGATCTGGAGAAGCAGAAAATGGTTTGGATTATTCGAACACAGAATTATCATGAGACAGCAACCTGTTATTATGGTGTTTACTTTGAGAGGTGTATATGTTAAAGATATTTAAAATCATGGATTATTTGTTATGGATTTAAGTTTTCCAAAAAATTGATTTACTTTTTTATTGAAAGATGAATTTACTTTAAAAAACTCAAAAAACGAAAAATGAATTCTCAACAACAACAACAAGAAATTAATACAATGAGACAAATGATCCTCATGGATACTTGTCGACAAATGATGGAATCGATGAGCGATACCGAGTTTGATAAATTGGTTGCGAACCGACAGAAATTCCGCCAGCGAATGTTGATTCAACAACGACATCTCGATGAAAGGGCTGTCGACATGGCAGAAACGCGTGAAATGGAGGAGCGTCATTTCATTGAAAGTGAGGTAAAAGCAGAAGAAACACGGGAAATGATGGACGCTTATATGAGAGAAATCGTTATCTTGCAAATGTTCCAAAGACAACAAGCCAGAGACCAGTATTCTAGTAAAAGAGCAATTGACTTGAATGAAACCCGCAAAATGGAAGAGCAACACCTCATTGAAAGTGAGGTAAAAGCAGAAGCAACACGGGCGATGAACGAGCGTCATATAGAAGAACTGATACATCTCTTGGTTAAACAAGATGACGATGTGAAATTTGTGGCACCTCCTCCAACTCCAGTGACAGTCAGAGAACCCTATCTGTCTTTGATGGTTCCTCCTCCAACTCCAGTGACTGTCAGAGAACCCTATCTGTCTTTGATGGTTCCTCCTCCAA